TCACGCCTGCTTCCTCTTCAAAATTGTCAGGACCGGTCCACGCGAATCGGTTGCTGATACCATATTCGCAGCTTCAATCAGATGCCCGAGCTCCGCGCCCGAGTAGTGACTGGTGATGCTGCCGTTCTTGTGGCCCAGAAGAGCCTTGCGGTCTTCCTCGGTGACGCCTGCTGCGCGTAGCCGACGGCCAAATGTGTGTTTGAGGTCGTGGATCCTTATGGATGCATAACCTGGGTGAGCGGGGCGAAGGTTTTCCTCCTGCCAGAGTTTCGCCGCTCTCACCCGAGCCTTCTTCCAGGCCGTGTCGTTCATTCGATGCATCGCGGTGCCGTTGTAAGGGAAAACCCATTCCTTGCTCAGACCTCGCTGCTTGTCGATGATCGACTTGGCCACGTTGTTGAGCACGACCAACCGCTCATCACCGTTTTTCACTCCGGACCGTTCGTGGCGGCCGCCAAAGTCAGCCGGTATCAGAAAAACGCTGGTCCCGAGTTCCGGTACCGAAATCTCCCAATCCCATCTCAGTTTGCAGACCTCCTGCTCGCGCGTGCCGGTGTTCACCTTGAACAACGCCATCGTCTGCAGGTGGGGCGGCAATTCCGCAAACAGAATTGACTGCTCCGGCCATGACATCGGGTACGGCTTGCGGCTCGACTTCTTCTCTTCCAGCTTCGTGAGCATCGGCACGCTATCCAGCCACGGCCTTCGCTCATCGTCTCGCCACTTCCTGGCACATAACGACAAAACCCGAACCACTCGCTCGATCGAGATATTCACCGTTCTGTTGCTCACACCCTTCTTTACCTTCCCGCCCTCGAGCTTCTTGGTCGCCAACCTGTCCTTGATGAATGGCTCCAGGGCCTGGTCATCAATGTGGGTCAGCTGCATGTCGCCTATGAACGGGTCCAGCTGAGAAAGGTGGTGCGCTGACAACTTGATGGAAGGTTGATCCTTGAACTCCAGCAGGAAGCGAGTGGCCGCCTCCCGCCATGTCCTGACCCTCTTCACGCCATACACCTTCTGTTGCCGGATCTGCTCCAGCCGGTAGATCAGGTAGCGTTCCGCTTCTTCCCGGTCACCAGTTCTAGTGCTTTCGTAAAGTCGTTCTCCGTTGATTTTCTTGTCGATATGCCAGATGCCTTTCCTTTCGGAGAGGCCTGTGATCGATTTTCGCGCCATGATTTATCTCCTTTCAGGCGCTCGCTGCGGGGCAATTGTTGCTCCGGGGCGCGTTTTTTATCAATTGCTTTGGCCTCGACGTACGCCGTTGCCCAGTCATCCAGCTCCTGTCGATCGAAGCCGACACCGCGCTCACCGATCGGGAACTCGCTGACATAAGGGCGCACGGTTTTGTCGAACTCGGCACGGCACATCCCCAGGTAGATGGGAGCGGCGCCGGCCCTGATGAAGCGTGGGAGGATGTTTTCGCGCTTGGGCCGGGAGGGCGCCTGCGCCAGTTCAGCAGACATAGGTGCTCCATGCCGCGCCTGGCGGCAGAAGGTGGGATGGATTTACGCGTCCTTGAACGGGGCGACGTTTTCGAGTTCGTGCTTTACGCCGCCTGCATCGCGGAAGGCTTGCCATTCGGCGTAGTGGGCGGGGCAGTAGTCGATGTCGATTCCGACCTTGGCTGAGTGGTAGCCGCAGATCGACCGGTCGCAGGTCTTCCCCTTGCCGACCGGGAAGTCGCAGAGGTTCACCCCGACATCGCCGCATTCAGTGCAGTGCGGCCCGAGCTTGCCGCACATGATTCCGATCTTTCGCCGATCCTGGTCGTACACGGCGTAGCAGGTCATCGCCGCGGGCCCGAATAGATGAGCGAGGCCATGTAGGCGAGGGCGTAGACTGGGATGATCATGGCGTCACCAGTTCGTCAGGTACTTCGAAGAAGTTGAGTCGGCCCTTCAGCGGCACAAAGGGCAGCGGCTTAGGATCGACCAGCAGAAACGCCTTCTCGCCCATGTACCAGGGCGATTCGCTGGTGTCGACGCTATCAACGAGCTCAACAGAGCCGACGATTCCGCCACGTTGCAGCTCCTCAAACGGGGCGAAGTCCACCAGTAGGTCGGTAGGCCCGAAACTTGCGACGAACATGACAGCGTCCTGGTATTCGGCACGAGTCATTCCTTGTGCAGCGTGAACCAGGAACCGTCCTCGGTGCTTGGTGTGCCAGCTGCGGTTTTCAACATCTTTCCAGCCGTGGACGATAAGCCAGGCCCACGGCTGGCGAATTGATAGTGCCTTCATGGCCTTACTCCGTACCCATCAGGTAGGTGGGTTCAGTTGCTTCCGCCAGCCAATCCCGCAAGCATCCGCATTCGGCGTGCGGCGGATCTTCATCAGTCCACTGCATATCGAGCGTCTTGTCGCTCGTCAGCTCCACATCCCAATCCGCATATTCGACTGGATCGTCGCCGTTCATTTCAGCCAGGACGCGCCGCGCCTCGTGTTCGCTTGTAGCGGCAACCCAGTCTTGATCGCCGACACTGTAGCAGCGCAGATCGGGGCGAGCCGGCTGGCTGCCATCGAGTTTGAATGTCTGAGCTTGGTTTTCTTCAGGCATGACTTCGTCCTTGCCGCTATAGCGGCTGACACTTATGGTTAAATAGGATTAATTCTTAAAGGGAGGTTCGTGTTATGGAAAACGTATTCAAGCGACCATTGTTCGTAGTTGGGATGCCTCTATTCGTTGTGGGCATTTGCACCGCAGTCCCGGGTATTTGGATCCCCGGAATTGTCTTCATGATTATTTGCGTGTCGCAGCGGCCAAAGGATTGAGAGGAAAGCTGCAGACGTCTTTGCGCTATAGCGGCTGCTTTGAGGGAGAAATTAGGCTGGTCTTTAATTTTCTGTACGTTACGCATGATTCAGGTAGAGAGCCTTGATGATAAATAAGGAAATTCATATGAGATAAGTGCATTGTTTTACTGATTTTTAATTGTTGACAATAAAATTCTTAAAAGCCAGGTGGTTCATTTTTGAAACAAGTAGTGTTTCAGGCTTGAGCAAACGCTTCATTCTAAATTTCAAAAGCTCATAAAGGGTCAGTTAGTTATTAGGATTAGATTTGATAATTTAATTATTTTTAGAATTTGCCTGCTATCCTATTTGGTGCGGCTTTGATAAGTAAATCATACCAACAAAAAAAGTTTGTTTTTTTGGATATTTCATAAGCGAAAGGAGCTCTTTGATGAAATCTACAGAATCAAAAAGTACCATCAGCTTGTCCGGGCCAGAAGTTCGAACAATAAACGCACCGAATATAGGCAAGGATAAAGAAAAACCGCCGACAGTAACTGAGAGTGATTACTCTGTTTGTATAATAAATATGTCTAGTGCATGTTTAACAATTTCCGGATTTCGACGTAGAGGAGGGTCCGATGCAGAATGGAAATGGAGCGCCATTCCTCGGACATGTCGTAATTGTACCTCTAGCTACAATCAGTGTTTTCAGGAGAAAAAATGGAGCGTGATAGAGGTTATTGGGTGTAGCGCGGCGCCTTACGACCTTTTTGTCGGATCGGAAATTGGCAATGGAGACGTACAGGGAGCAATTCTACCAGTCGACCCAGATTGTAGTAGCGCCGGTGGCGTTTGGGGGATTGTCGATTAGTATCTAGTTTGGTCCAGTCTGCCGAAAAATATTGGCAGACTGGATTCAAGTTGTGTATGGAGATCGAGTTTATGTTGGGTCATGATTGGTCGTTAAATGTAATCATTTTAATCGCTCGATGCTTGCGACATAAATTTTTAGGTGTTCGTTTTTCACTTCTCCATTCAGACCGTGGTGTATCTCACGGTGGCAGTCTGGGCAGATAGCGCCGATGTACCGCGGATGATCGAGCCCGCCGTCTGATACTCGATTAACGTGGTGTGGCTCCAGATAAGGCAAACCATTTTTCTTAACGAATGGCGCTGGCTTTTCACAGCTTTCGCATTTCCCATCAGCTCTCCTTAAGACGTAATTAGCGATACACTTACTACGACGGTAAACAGCCCTCAAGGCAGTTCCCTTTCCTCCTGTAGCAGCTGCTTCAGCCGCCGAAAGCGCGAGCCTCCTTGACTCTTCGAGCGAAATTTTTGGGGAGGTTTCGTCCTCGTCGTCGAAGCCTTTTAAACCGAGTTCAAGCCCTACAGGCACGAGATTAAACACGACGACTTGGCGATCGTTACCGTACTTGTCGAGGCCACTGCGCCATTCATGGCTTGCGCACGCATATTCCCCTACGTATCGCTGACCGTGGCTTTTGCCTAGAGCTTCGAACACATGAAGAGAGCGCCCCTTCGCGGCATGCTGGAGGATGGAGAGGTTTCCCTTGGTGAGGGTCATGTCGTTTGATTGGCCCTCGCCGGTATAGGAAAAAACACCATCATTGCCATGTGTATCTTCATAACCGTATTGCCCACCCGAATCACCTGTGAAAATGAAAATTGCCGGCGATTGAGCTGACGGAGAAATACCACTCCTCGAATTTCCGCCGAACAGGTCGTGGATTTCAGTTTGTCTGTCATAAACCTGGCCAACTTCAAACCGGAGTTCTGGCTCTGATGATCTCGGTAGATTGACGATTGTGAACCCGTGGCGCTTCAGAAAACCGTTAGTGGGGTGTCCGCCTGAGAAGTCACCTACAGGCGTGCCAGTTGCCAAGGAGACTATTTTCTTCGCGGGGTAAAGCTGATCGTTCGCGCTGATAGCGTAACGGTGAGCTTGATTGTCCATCCAGCCTTTCCACTCCGGTCTGTGCCGGAATTTTTCGTCAAACTGCCTAAGAGCGCGCTCTAGCTTTTCTTTTTTTACAGCTGGCAATTTCAAAGTGACTTCCTTGTGGGTGGCGTATTCATAAGGAAGGGAATGCTCGCTCGTCCAACAGTTTGGCGCAATAGTCCCTGAACGGTCTTCGTGATGCTGCTGCCGGCGCGAATGTCCAAAGGTGACCAGGCTGTCTCCAAGATGTCTGAGCAAATCGAACCGTAAGTGGTGGGAGTCGGGCGGCTTGGCGGATATGATGCGGACCTGGGAAGGGAGGAACGCAATGGCACAGTCGGACAGCTTTAAAAATCTATACAAAAAAATGGATGCAACGTCAAAAACGAGGTTTCACGCTGCACGAAGGCTGAAGCTGCATGCGAAGCTTTCTACCTATACCGTTGTAGTTTTGTCTCTGGTGCTGATTCTTGTGTCCCTGATGCAGGCGTACGATCTGGGAGTGAATATTAAAAAGAAAGAAGTCGTTCTGCTTCAGGTCTTCGCTTCGATAGCGGTATTGGTGTACTCGCTTCTCATGGAGAAAAACGATTTCTCCAGCCGTTCAGAAAAAATGTACTCCTGCGCGTCAAAGCTAGGCGAGCTGAAGCAAAAGTCACATCCCAAGGCAAATGACGATGCTTTTGATAAAGATACATATGACTCTTGCTGGAAAGAGTATCACGACGTTTTGAAGCTGTATGAGACACACTCCAGCAATGATTTTAGAGGCGACTACCTTAGGGCGAAGCTAGAGATGCCAGAGCATTACCCTATTGAAGGTCGAGCGAAATTTCTCGCAAGCGCGAAGGTTTGGTTTCTGTATTTACTGGACTTTGTGGCTTATCCCGTCGTTGCCGCAGTGCTTTTGCTAGCGCTTTACTGGGTCTGGATTGGATTCAGTTCAGCTCTCAGCGTGCCGCTCGCCGGTACTTAATCTCCGCAAAAGCACTCAATGTCTCCCGCGAGATAGTCAAAATCGAAGTCGGTCTGCCGGGATCGCTGCTCGGCAGACCAGCCCATCGTCTTGTAGTCGGCACGATCCTGCCGGAACACTTGGCCAAAACGCTCTTCAGTACCTGACCACCAGATTACCCGCGACGGGTCATCCATGATGGTCTTGATCAGCTTGCCTTCGTTCTTCTTCCAGCACAGGTCGCAGTTGCCGAAGTCCGAATCTATGCCGAGATCGAAGGGCTGTGCCGCCCAGAACTCGGCGACATCTTCCTTCGTGACACCGGCGGTGTAGGAGGGGCAGACATTGTCCCAGCGGGTGCCGCCTCGTTCGTTTGCGGCCATCATGCGGTGATAGCGCTTCGGTTCGTCGTAGCGAATCCCAACAGCGCAATCCCACTCGGTGTAGCCCAAGGCGCGCATGTGCTTCTCGCCAATCTTCACCTTCAAGTACGCGGTGCACATATTGTTCGAGAAGTTCGGCAGCACCGGAGGCAGGTTCTTTTCTGCTTTTCGATATGCGGCGTAATACTCGAGCATCATGGTGAATGGCTCACCCTTGCGGCTGGCAGTCTCGAAGTCCACCAGCTTGTACCAGGGCGCTTCATCAGGCTGGCCGTACACGCGGCACCATTCCATCCAAACGATGTTCACGTTCCAGCGCTTGGCGATTTGATCGATGAACACCAATGTTTCCTCTCGCTCTTTGCCGGTGTTCTGGAAGAACAGGTGCATATCAGGCGGTAGGGTGCCGCCGTGCGCTTCAAGGATCTTGTAGACCATGTGCCCGCTGGTGCGGCCACCACTAATGCCGATCTGGGTCGGGCCGGTGATCAGGTAGGGATTCATAATTGCTCCAGACAGCCGATTGCCTCGCCGGCTGGCGTGATCCGTAGAAGTGGGGTAAATAGACTCAAAAATAATCCGAGGTATTGAATGAACAGTCTTAAGTTGTTGCTTACCGTATTGCTTTGCGCGTGCTCGATAATTTCCTGTTTTTGCTGGGCGAAGTCCGCACTTGCAAAAGTACCTGCGAAAATTCCAGGCAGTCACTTGGTATGGACCGACGAGAGTGGTTTTGAAACTGACCTCGTAGCGACAGCGCAGGCGCAGACAAAATGGAATAAAGTAGCCGCTGCATTTGCTTCCGTAGCAGCCATCGCTCAAGGCGCCTTGGTTGCGATCACCTGGTAGCTTCGCCGCCCTCCGTGACTGGTGGTGGCTATTTGATTTGGGTTGGTGTCTGATACGCGGCTGATTATTTTCCGCCGGAACCTTTATGAAAGAAGATCTACTAGTTCCAGCTATCGCCGCCCTCGTCGTTGGCCTGATTGCAGCCGTTGTGTCTCTGGTTGTCTCCATTCTTGCCAAGGACCAGAAAACCTCAGAGTTCCGGCAGGCGTGGATCGATGCCCTAAGGAATGATGTCTCTCAGCTGATAGCTCAGCTTGGGGTCAAAATAACTACCACCGAAATTATCCGAGGTAAGTCAACGGAACAGGTTGATGAGTATTTGCTCGCTCATCAGAAGGATTATGTGGAGATCGGTATGTTGATCTCTCGAATTCGACTGCGCCTTAACCCGGGAGAGCATGAGAAACTGATTCATCTACTGATGAACATGGACAATTTCCAAGACAGCGGAATGGAAGCCAGGATCGAGGCTATATCGGTCGAGACACAGCAGATTCTGAAAACCGAGTGGGATCGGGTAAAGGTAGGTGAGCCATCGTTTGTTTGGTTGAAGAGAATTTCAAAAGCTGGCTTCTTCTCTGTTTTGGCTGTTGGCGTAGGTGTGTGCGCTGCAGTCTTATCTGATCACATCGGCATTTACTGGAGCAGGTGACAGTATTTCATCCCCCGGATCTTGCTGAATCATCTGCAGGCTCTTTCGGTGAAAAGCCAGCGACATGTTTTGGGATACCTCAATAACGTGTCGCGGCGGATCAAGCAGCGGCAGGCACTTTTGAGGCCCTAACTCATGTAGCCGGTGAATCATCAGCGTGATGGCCTCGCCCTGTTCCTCGATGCCGCTCCAGGCCATCAGCTCAGCCAGGGCCTGTCGGGTGCCGGCCATGCAATGCAGCCTGATTTCTTCCTCGCCGCGAGTCTTTCGCCTCGCCGCAGTCTTTGCCGATCGTTCTTTCTGCGCGGCTGCCATGGTTTACCTCTTCTATTCCGCTGGCCGGGATACCCAGCCAGGTCTGTCGTTTGCGTTGCTGGGCTCGGAGTTTCATCGAAAGGCGGGCTTCATTTTCGGATAGTCGATTGCGTAGTCTTTGATCAGCCTGAGAAGTAGCGTGCTGCTGATGCTTAGGGTCTTTGCGCACTGGCTTCGGTTGATGCCCTTCGCCACGCAATCCTTAACTCGAATGACAAGCAAGGCCTCTGATGCCGCCGTCGCCTTATTCGGTGCAAAGGCCTTCTTCGGTCCGACCTTGAATTCGATGCTGTAACGCCTGCCGATCCCTCGCAGCACGCCGAGCGATATACCTTCCTTCTCGCAGATCTCGCTGCGGTTTAGAGTCTTGGCCATCGCGCGAATGCGTACCACCAGCTCGCCAGAGTCAACCTTTGCAGCCTCACCCTGGAAATTCGGCGTCATGCTACGGTTGTAATTCGGTGGTCGGTGCGCGATTCCGCAGCTGGGGAGCTCCTGAATAGCCCCTCCTTTGAGGATGAAGACGTCCTGAAGCATCGCCAGCTCATGACGGAGCGGGTCGAGCATCTGGATCATGCTGAGTTCGGTGCTGACGTATGCGCTCATGCTGCTTTACTCCTAAGCGCCTTCTCATACCCATCAACCAGCAACTTGAACTCCCATAGGTCTTCTTCAAGTTTTTCGATGTAGTCGTGGTCGCGCTTGAACTCGCGCCACCAAAGCTGCCGGCCGACTGGCTTGAGAAGAGGGCAGTACATTCCGATGTGCCACCATTTCCGGTCGGTGATCCACATACAGCCCTGAACCTGGTCGATCACGTCGCTCGCGTCGTTATCGATATGGAAAGAACGGAGTTTGTCGGGCGCCAGGAAGCACTTGTACTCGGAGCCACCATCCTCACCGATGAAGCCATCGGCACTGGCACCAAACACGCCGTCATCCGTCTTCACCAGACCAACTTGAGTAACAATCAGCCCGGTCTGGATTTCATGTTCCATGCGGGCTTCAGGCTCCAGCTCATGGCCTCGGCGCATCTGCCAAGTTTCGAATCCGCCGTCCAGTGGCGCGCCGCCGATGCGCTCAACAGCCAATTCGAAGGCGTAGCTCAGTGCGGCGTTTGATGGTTCTCCGACGCTCTCGCCGTCCAGGGCGCGCTGAACAACTTCAGCCTTCGGCCCGGCCTTATAGCCAGCCAAGTCCCTGGCGCGGGATTCACTGTGACCAGACAGGATGGCGTCCACATAAGTGCGCTGCTGTGCGGTAAGACCGTTCACTTTCGAGCGGGCCGTGCTGAACATGCTGGCAGTGATGACGCCGGCACGGGCTTGCAGCCACTCTTTTGAGCCTTGCGTGCAATTGACGATGATCATTCTGGCTTCTCCAAAATCGCTTTGTGCGCCGTTACGGCAGTCTTCACCGTGCTATAGCCGTGCGTATCACCAGACGCCTGCAAGACTTTCAAGCTCGCCTGCCAAACATCCTTCAGCTCGTCCGGGGTTTTCGTTTGCTGGACTCGCTCGATGATGTCTGCGACCACTTGGGCGCGCATATCGCTGGTGTCCGACCCGTCAGATGACTGGGCGTCATCGTCACGCGTTTCGCCGGTAGTTATGTTGAGCAGGGCGCACATGACGTAGCGCTTGCCGTAGGTGGTTGACGAGCCGACCGCCTGCACGTCGTTCCGGCCTTTCCCGATGTCTATCGGAAGAGTCATGGCGGTCTGTTCGCGATGCCCCTCCCGATGCATCAATATCCCTGTCACCTTGATGATCTTTTCCGCATTGTCGACCTTGAAGGTGATTGCAAACCCGTGCCGCTGCATGATCGGCTTCAAGGCGCGAGTGATGTCGTCCAGGGTGGCATAGGCATTGCCGGTATGCAGGTTCACTGCACCCTCGAATACCGTTGGAATTTCGCACTGCATTTCAGCCATGCCAGAGTTGAAAGCCTGCTCGGCTGTCTTGGCTTGCATGCGCTCATGCATCTGCATCAGACGTTCTAGCTTGTCGATATCGCAGGCCGGATCGGCAGCGGCACGGCTGATGACCGCCATGATGCTGGTGTCGTTGGAGATTGGCGCCACAGCCTGGCGGCGCTGCTCCGGCATGATGATTTCGGTGCCCATGCTGGTTGCCTCAGTAGGAAATGGTGATTGCTGGGATCTTGCGCTGAGCGATCAGGGTGACTGCCTGCTTGGCGCACGCCTCGGGCATGCCGCCGGCAATGAAGGCTTCGAGCGCAGCCCGGTTGATTGCGGCCTTGTGAACTTTGTCCGCTTCGCGCATTTTCTCTTGGCGGATGATTTCGTCGGCTGCCGCTTTCTGGCGGGCGACTTCAGCAAGGCGGGCATTCTCAGAGGCCTGCTCTGCGCGCTTTTCGGCGGCTACGCGCTCCTGCTCGGCCCATTGCTCGGCTGCGATGCGGCTGGCTTCTGCCTGCTCGGCTGCGCGCTGGGCCTGTTCAGTCTGCAACTGCAGTTGTAGGCGCTGACGTTCGGCGGCTGCCTCGGCATCGCGAGCCGCTTGATCTGCTGCGCGTTGTGCCGCAGCTGCTTGATCAATCAGAGCCTGCTCACGGTTGGCGGCGGCATCACGCTCGGCCTGCTGCTCCAGGGCAACGCGCTGGCGCTCCAACTCAACAGCTTGTTCCTGCGCTAGCCGGATTCGATCCTGCTCGGCGCGCTCTTCTGCTTCGCGGCGCAGGCGTGCCAGTTCGGCCTGCTCGGCTTCGTAACGCTGAAGCTCGACGAGAATTGCTCGGAGCGTCTTAATAGCGAGATCCTTTACGCTGGCCGCCTCCGCCTTGAACTCTTCCCACTTGTCGTCAATCGCCACCGCTTCGGCCTGCTCAATCAGGCCCTGTACGTGGGTAGACGTAACACCGGTCAAGTTCAGCGGCAGTCCGCGCAGCCATTCCAGCCGATCGTTGTGCGCATCAATCCGTGCATCATTGGCTGTTTCCCAATCCGTCAGCGGCTGGCGAGTGGCATCGCGGAGGGCGTCCATTTTAGTGACGAACTCGCGCAATTCTGTCTCGACCACCTTGGGCATTTCCTTCAGGCGCTTCAGGTAATCACGGCCCGGCTTTTCTACAGCAGCCTTGGATTTGCTGACCTTGGCTGCCAGTGATGCGATGCGCTCGCGGCCCTTGCGGGTGGAGAGATCAGGCACCTCGGCGGTTACCTCTTTCTCTACCGCGCTGAAGAACTGACCCAGCCCGCCGGTGACGTAAATGGTCGGAGCGTTGTCGGCGCTGATGTCGTCGATGGTGATGACTTGCTGTTCTGCGGACATGAGGAATCCTTGCCGCGATGCACGCAGCGTTTGAAGATGTGGGTTATTTGGTGAGCTGAGAGCAGTAGGAGCTGGCGAGCATCCAGAGCGTGCAACAGAGAAGGGTTATTGCAGATCCGCGCCAATACGCCACTCGGCGGGCTTGTTGGCGGGTCATGGCGAACACATCGGCAGACTGCCGTAGCAGTAGAAGCGCTGCTCCTGGCCGTCGTCGTAGTTTACTTCGCCGTGTGCGCCGCAACCGCAGTCAGCCAGCTCCGGCTCATCCTCTTCTGGCTGATCTTGCCGCTGGCAGTTCGTTCCCCCGCAGTGCGGGCATTCGGTACCGGTCAAGTTGCCGAATGGGCCAACCCAGTGGATGCCGATTTTGTTGCAGTTGCTGCAGATCATCATGGTCGAACCCTCACCGCAATCCGCCCACCCTTCATGCTCGCCGCCAAGCGCCGGGGCAGACTCGCCACCTTGCGCTCCCGCGGCAGACCGATAACTTCGTTAAACGGAAGGCCGAAGCCGAGCATGATCAGCTTCGACTCAATTTCGTCGAGCTGCTCATCGATCAGCGTTTTGACTGGTGCAGTACTCATTGCAACTCCTTGCGCTGCTGGCAGTGTTTGAGCAGGCGCTTGCAGTAGTGGCTGAACTCTTCGAGGGTGATGAGATGATCAGTCATCAGGTTGGTGATGATCCGCTGCACCAGGATGGTGTTGCCGGGCGGGCTATCTGGATGATCAAGACTATCGAGCGCCTCATCAATCAGGATGTGCGGGCTCAACACTCGTCATCCTCGGCCTTGGCCATCAGGGCGTCATCAGCGAGGGGCTCAAGCAGTGCCTCGGCAATCTCGCCCAGTTTGCCGAGTGGGTGATCGCTATTGCCCATCAGTTCAGCAACAGCAGTCTTGTCAGCGTTTCCGGCCGTCGCCGTGATCAGCAGCCAGCCCAGCGCCGAGGTGTGAACCTCGCTGTCGGCAAGGCGGTTATTCACGTACTCATCAACTGCCAAGGTGAATTCCTGAGCGGTCACGCCTTGAGGAGGGCGCATGCGGCGCTGGAAAGACACGTTGTTACCGCGCAGAAGTTCTTCCGTTGCGTTGTACAGCCACTCGGCCCGAGCATCATCGTGCGGGCTGCGGTTCACTGGAGGCTGCTTGCGGTGGTGTGTAGGCAGAGAGCTATGCGTGGTGTTCATGATCGCCTCCAGAATCGGCGAAATGGATCCAGGCGAGAGCCGCCCTGCATCCTTTTTAAGAATATTGACCGCGGGCTATTCGGCGCGATCCGTTGGCCTGATCAGGCGGACATTGCCGCGAGCATGGCGTCGGCTTCAATGAAGCGAACCTCAGCTATCCACGCAGCCAGCTCGTTTATCGTTGGGTGGCGCCCATGCTTTCGGTAGAACGAGTCGACAGGCGCGTACACTTTGATATCGCACTTGGCTGCGAAGAAATCGCGAAGCGACATGCCAAGGAATGCGTCAGGATTTCCCTCGCCGAATCGCGCAACCGCTGCTTCTGGGGCCGGAAACGCCGGACCACCATCGTCTTTGCTCATAACTCTCTCCAATGATGTCGCCTGTATTCGTCAGCACTCATGCATCCCGCTGGTTGCCGATGGGCGCGGGGAGAGTGCTGACGGGTAGAGGCGGATAACACAACAGCGGTGAGCCTTAACGTGCATAAGGCTCACCGTGTTGCGCTTTAAATGAGTTGCCGGGTACGTCTCCGGCGCCGAGGCCGGTTAGTTTCCCAATGCACCCGGGTAACCAGGTGCATCAGTGAAATGTTCCGTTCCTGCTGGCTCTGCTTATCGGGTCATTCACGCGGTTCGAGCATTTCGCTCTAGTCAGCCGTCGAGGTGGTCCTCGCGTTGGTAGCCTTTCGGGGCTATCTGATCTCCGGTCGCCGTAGAGGCAGTGCCGTCTTTGTTCGTATTACGCTGATTGATAAAGAGCGGGTCAGGCCCTTTGAGGCCCTTCGCGCTTGGCCCCTGATTGGGTGCCGGTTGCGATGGAGTGAATATGTACTAATGGTTCACATAGTTCAAGTACCAAAAGTACATATTTTTCTAAAAGTACAGAGAATGTCTAAAAACCACCGTCGGTTGGTTTAGGTATTTACCGTAGGGAATCGCTTCGCTATAGTCGGTCTTATACTGGATGCATATACAGCAGTCTGAGGGAAAAATGGCAAAGGTGAAGAAGCAGGCAAAACCAACAATCCGCGAGGAAATCAGCGGTGTGCAGCGGCTTGGGATGCGCGTGTCATCAATGATCAATCACCCGGTCGCGCAGACTCAACGCTGGGTGACGATCCATCGACTCGACACGGATGGTGACTTGGAGTGGGAGGAGGTGATGGGGTTGCTGGCCGAGACGCCAGAACTGGACCTGACGTTCAATGACGACGAAAGCGTGACGGTTCGGTGGGAGCCGCAGAGCGTGGACGATCGAGATGACCTGGTTGTGGAAAAGGGTTGGGAGAATGAGCGGCTAGAGGAGGAGGCGCCTTTCTGAAAGGAAAGTATGCGAACTGCCCACCCATCCAGCATGGATGGAAGCCAGTAGCTACTTCGTCGGCGTCGTAGTACGGTCCGCCTTCAACAAACCACCCGGTTCGCTGCCTCCAATCCCACGGACCGGGACACTGACGACCTGGGAGGTCGAATGGAAGTCGCTCGAAAGATCAGTCAACAAGAATTGGATAAAGCTTTGATAGCGTTTGCTCGCTACAAAATCGGAGAAATTAAGATCTTCGACTTAGAGCAGGCGATGAGCTTCGAAGCAGGCGACGTCTTATCTAAAAGCGTGCTGGTCCGGTTCTCAATTACAAAGATGGTGTCAGGACGTTATCGCATCAGCGATGAAGGGGAGAACGCCATCACAGAGGCTGGTCGGGATCGCCTGGAGGTGATTCGAGGCTGATGCGTGGCTTTCTCCTAGAGGAGGCCGCAGTCGCATCCTATGGCCATCCGCTATCACGAAGGCAATAAAAAAGCCCGCTCAATAGCGGGCATTTTGGAAGTTAGTACCTGCAATAAGATGTGCGCTTACAGTGCTTTTTGCCAGCCCGTGTGGAATCCTAAAGCGCGCATCATCCCAAATACGTCGCAGCAGTCAGCTCCCAGATCTCTACATACGTCCGGCACCCGACGATTTTGACGTTTAGTAGATGGCTTGGAAGCTTCCAGTGAGACTATGCATCGGTCTGGAGCTCCTAAGGCATAGGAGATCAGAAAAGGATCTCTACCAATGTATGCCAGCTCGTTTTCGTTTAAGTCTGGGGCGTACCCTTTATAAGTAACTTGTGCGACTGTGGCGGGGTTAGCATTCTCATTAAGTACTATATGTGCTTTGACCGCAGGATTTTTAATCCACTTCGTGAGGGGGTCATCATTACCCGCGATGACTTCCTCGTAGATTTCAATCGGCATTTTCACTCTGCCAGACACACCTTGGTGAAGCAGCCAAGACCAGAGTTCAGGCACCATGGCTTGGGGGTAATAAACCCCCTGGGAGGTGATCAGCGTGTTCGCGTCCAGCAAGTACAGCTTCCTGTCGTCTGCCATCTTATATGCCAACCAAGTTATAAACATTAGCTGGCTTCACGCCCAGCACTTTGCTCGCTTTTGTTGCGGTTAATACGCCTTCTCGCATAGTTCGATTCACAAGATCTATGATGGCTCCGCCAACTTTATGTCGCTTAACTACATAATAGCTAGGGCCGCTTCCGTCCCCCCTATCTTCTTTCTGCGCGGCTTTCTGCATTAGCCATAACTTTCGAAGTTTCTCGGAGACGCTTGTCCAGGAATCAAGACCGATAATTCCGGCAGAATAGAGACGGTATGCCACCATAGAACCGCTAACATTTATGCCTCTTGCACGACCCGATATAGCTCGAATCAACATTTCTTCATCGTGAATTGGCCAGTCGAAAGCCTCAATTTCTCCAATAGGCATGAGTATGATGCTGGCAATGTCATTGCAGTATCTCTCAATTTTAGTCTCTGCTCGGCTGCCGCTGAGGCCTGTAGCGCCAAGGAGAATATGCGCTACCTCATGCAAAAGAGTAAATGACCTTGCGGCCGGAGCATCTTGATCATTTATGACGATGATTGGTGCTATTTCGTCTGCAAGAGCGAAGCCGCGAAATGCTTCAACTGGAATATTGGTATGATGGCTTCCCAAGTTTCCAATGAGCAGCACGAATATACCAATGTTCTCTACGCGCTTTCTCAGATAAGAAAATGCATCTTCGGGCTTTGCGCACTTTCTAAATGCCAATAGATTGAAATCTATTATTGAAGCAAGCTTGATAGCAGCATCCGGGACGCTAAATTCAAGGCTCAGGCTCCTTACGTACGCTTTCGGCTGGGCCTCTTCTATATCTTTAAGGACGTCTCGAATTAGTTCTTTTCTGACAAAAATGTCGCGGACTAACGCGTCCAGACTGCCTTTGCTCTCAAGTCGGATTTCTTCTGGAACTGTACGAAAATCTTCTCCTTTCTCTGCCGCGGCGGGAGGCTTTGGGAGATAGAACACCAGCAGCGGGCGGCGATAGGTAGAGGCCATCTTCGCTAGCAATGCACGAGATACTTCCTTGCGGCCTTGCTCGTATTGCAGCAGCGCTTCCTCTGGGCTAGATTTCGATCCGCCCAAAGCTAGTGATTTAGCTGCTTTTGCTACCGTTAGCCCAGCACTCTCCCTAGCCCAGACCAGCACTGCAGGGTTAATTTCTGGCATGACTCACCGCCTAGGCTCCGTAAACATTGATCATCCATTATCACAGCGGTTGTTGATGTTCGATACTGGCTTGCTTCACCGCCCATCGCAAGGGGCGCCGGCGAATTAGTGTCGCAACAGGTCAAACCAAGTGAGCATTCCACACCAGCAGTACCCGCGCCTGGATGAAGGTTTCGTCGGCCCTGATGGTCTGCGGCGGATGCCGTGGGTTATCTGAAAGCATCGAGATCTGCTCGTCGCCAATCCACTGGAGCCGCTTGATGTACAGATGCCCCTCCCAGGAGAACATGTAGATCCCATCCCCTGAGAATTCGCGAACGCTCACGTCAACCAGGAGCGGGTCGCGGTGTTTAATCGTGGGCGCCATCGACTGGCCCCAGCCCGTCACCATCTTCAGATGGAAATGCTCTTTGAACTCGACACCCATTTCGCGCAGATGCTGGGGGCTGACGCGCACGTCCTGAAACATCTCGGGGTAGTCGTGCGGAATCTGACCGCCACCCATAGCGGCGCGGACGTCGTAATGCGCGATCCAGACCTCGTCACCCATCGCTCCGGGACGGTAGTAATCCAGCTCAATGACACTGCCGCCGTCATCGGCTTCAGCAACTGCGAGTAACCGCCTGCGAGCATCATCAGACAATCCTTTCCCTTGCTTGGAAAGCATGTTCCGCACGATGTCCGCTGCCGATTGAGACTGATTTTCGCTGGCGCCACTCTCTACCTCGGCGAGCTTTGAAAAACTAGGCTCGTCGCCTGCGCCGTGCTGAAGCCATTCGATTTTTACGCCTAGCGCATCCGCAATAGCGTTCATCTTGGCGGGCCCCGGCAAGGCCTCGCCATTTAGCCACTTGCTCGAAGCCTTGGGCGTGACCTTAGCAATTTCTGCCAGCCGAGCGCCTGCGCCCCACTGGTCAATGCCGTGGGCGGATAACGCCTTTTTGAGGCGAGCAACGAACGCCGCGCGAATTTCTTCTATCTGAACCATTGGTACAGCATCGCATGCCCTTGCATGTACTTTCAGTTCCGACATAATATGTACTGTAAGTTCATAATTGACTCGGAGGCCTTATGCGGCCGCTTAAGAAATCGATCGATGATGCTGGCGGCGTGCCGGTGGTTGCGCTGGCCTGCGGAAAGTCTCCTCGGGCCATTTACAAGTGGCTTACCGCTGACTGTCTGCCACGCACTGAATATACCGGTGAGACGCGCTATGCCGAGCGAATAGCTGCCCTGGCTGCTGCCAATGGAAAGCCGTTCGAGCCGTCTTGGTTGCTCGCGGAAGCCCATCCAAAGAAAGCCGCCGCCTAATCCAGTCCCGTCACACCGACCTCGGAAGTGAACCAATGGCCTACAAAAATAAGACGCATCGCAACACTCACCAGTTGAAGTCGCGCCTCAATGACGCCGCTTACGCCGCGCTCCAAGCGGAAGCGCTGGCGCGTGAGATTCAGCCGGGCGCCTTGGTTCGAGATCTCACTTTGGCGGCGCTGCGATTCAAAGAGGATTACGGGTACTTACCTTTGATCGACGACGTCGAGTCGGACGAGCTGGACGGCTTCCCGGCGCTGGGTGAGCTGGCACGAGAGCTGAAGATTCAACCCGGTGCACTGGCGCGCGAACTCATTCGGTCAGCCCTGCAAGCGAAGCGAGAACAGGACGCTATGCCCCAGACCAACGATAAAAAGCTCAGGGCCTGACTAGGCCATGGAGGAGGCACCAATGCCTGCATTACCAGAAGTAGGGCAGTACACGCAGGTCGAGAAGGACGAGCTTGAGAAGTGGGCTGACGAGGTCGGTATCGGCATGGATCAGTTGGCTGATCGAATCCTGCAGATGACGGAGCGTGCGATCGAGCGGCGCAGCGCGTCTCGTCTCGCAGCGGATAAAGCAGCTCTACGATGCCGCCTCGCACAAAGGGCGCAGGCAGAAAACGTAGTTTCCATTTTCCCTGGAAGGTAGCGGTCCGGCCCCTAATAAGGGGCCGCAGCAGAGACTGGGCCGGGCGGGGCTGGCACCTAATAAGGGGCCAAAAAGCAAAGACGGTCATGGGTTCATCCCTGATCAGTTGATGACCCAATTATCTCCTTGTGGGCATAACGCCACCACGGAAACAGAAGCGAGGTTTTACGAATGGAAGACTTTCTGCGGGCCTGCCAGAGCGCTGTTCTGGATAACGAGGCAAAAGCACTGGCGGCAAAGATGGGCGTTCCGCATGTCGGCCTGCTCCAGCGCGCTAACCCAGATAACGACGCTCACCATCTGACGGTTGAGCACCTGTTCGGAATATTGCTGCACACCACCGACATGCGCCCGCTAGTGGCCCTGGCCAATGAGTTCGGATTTGACCTGGTGTCGAGGGAAGCCCCCAAACCTCAAGCGCTCACGTCCTCGCTGATCAACGTCGGCAAGGAAGTGGCAGACCTGACCATCGCCGTTCATGAAGCCCTGGACGACAACCACGTCAGCTCCTTCGAGAAAGCATTGATCCGCCAAGAGATCGACCACGTTCGCAAGAGCCTGGACGTGATGGATGTATCGGTAAAGGCCGCCTGAATTGCAGGCACAAAAAAGCCGACGGTCGAGGTCGGCTAGTTGCTACATCTGAGGAATTCAGTATGCACACACAAGTCCCCACCGGCAATACCCCAGCCAACGTCGCGACACGTTTTCTTCAAGCGCAAAACGTGTCGCGTCTTAAATCTCGTTTTCGGGGAGTCAAGCAATGACCTCTGACAACATCGTTAACCTCAACAGCAGCAGGGGCTTCACCCGAATGGACAACAGCCTCATGGAGGCTTTGGCTACGGTTGACCTGCCAGCGCGTGAACTGCGCGTTCTCATGGCCATTGCAAGGCAGACCATCGGCTATCAACTTGAAACCAAACGCCTGACTGCCGACGAGATCGGCAAGCACACCAACATGCGCCGCGACGTTACTTCGAAGGCGATCAGTCATCTGCTCGAGCGCCGGATCATTTACCGGGTGGGCGGAAGCCGAGGCGATATCGGTATCTCGCCTATCCGGGAATGGTCCTTTTACGAGAAAAAACCGTCCAATCTCACTGAGACCAAATCATCTCACTCGGCCCAAATCGTCTCACTGAGACCTGAAACGAGTGAGACCAAAACGGCAACTTCCCTTCTTTATGGAAAGAAAGAACCCCTATTAACTCTTTCTTCGAAAGAGATTAATCCGCCCCAAGAGCAATCCGAACCGCCAAAGCCTGATCGCAAGGCTCCGTTTGGCATGACCCAACTGCTGGCAGACAACCCGCACAGCGTACCTGAGCAACTTCTGGCCGACTGGCTGACCCAGCGCAAGGCCAAGCGCGCAGCTGTCACCGCTACCGTCTGGTCAACCGTCAACGCTGAGCTGGCCAAATGTGTCGAAGCCGGAATTTCGGCATCCGATGCGATCACTGAGGCGCTGACCGCTGGATGGCAGGGATTCAAGGCGTCCTGGGTGATCAAGCGTCTGGCTGAGTGGACGCCACCCGCGCCACCGACGCCGTCTTCACCTTCACGCCACACCGGCTTCGCTGATCGCGACTACACCGCCGGACTGATTCAGCGAGAGGACGGTTCCTATGCGCTCTGAGAACGTTGTATCGATCTCGGACGGCGTGCTGCCGATCCGTACCCAGCCAGCAGAATGCGAGAAGCACGGGAAGTTTGACCAGAAGGTCGTTGTCATCCTGGGTCGGGAGCTGAAGGGCGGTTGTCCTGAGTGCCTGCGCGCTATTGCTGCCGAGCGCGAAGCTGGCGACAAGGCCAGTAAGACTTACGAACAGCGCCTGTCACTGGCCCGTAAGCTCGGAGACGCATTGATTCCGAAGCGCTTCCTGACCCGCACGCTGGATAACTACCAGGTCGAGCATGACGAGCAACGTCGAGCCCTGAAGTTCTGCCGACACTACGTCGCCACCTTCGACCAGATCCGCGAAGCGGGCCGTTGCATGGTGCTGATAGGAAAACCTGGGACCGGCAAGACTCACCTTGGCGCGGCCATAGCCAACGAGCTGCTGCACAAGACGTCCAGAACGGCTGTGTACCGCACTGTCGGGGCCGTCCTGCAGGCAATCAAGGCAACCTTTGACCGCAAAAGCGAGCTGTCCGAGTCGGACATCCTGTCGAGCCTGATCAATCCCGACCTGCTGATCCTCGATGAGATCGGCGTGAGCAAGGAAACGCCGAGCGACTTCGAGCTGACCACCCTGTTCGCAATCATCAATGGCCGGTACGAGCGTGAGGCGCCGACGGTGATCATTTCGAATCTAGGTGCCAACGAACTGGGCCGGGCAATGGGTGACCGCTGCGTGGATCGGTTGCGGGAGGGTGGCTTGATCGTCGTTCCGTTCGAGTGGGAATCACAGCGCGGAAAGGAGGGGTTCTGATGAAACGAGCAAGCCCAGTACAGCTACGCCGATCACTTGAGGTAGCCAGCGCCTTGGTGAAGCACGGGATCAACTTCGTATGCATGCCGGTGGTGGATGAGGCCGACGGAGTCAACTTGGCAAGTCAGGCATCCGAGCGCCTTGAGCGTCTGGCAGTGCTCGCAGAAGCAGCGGAGCAACGGACATGACCGACAAGATCAGCGTCAACAGCCAGGCCAAGCTCACCGAAGCCATCACCTGCCTCAACACAATGTTCCGCGAGAAGAAGTTCGTCGTCATGTCCCTTCGCCCTGGCAAAGATCGCACGCTCCACCAGAACGCGCTGTGGTTCGCCCTATACCAGCGCATCGCCCAGATGACGCAGATCGGCGACGTCGATGACGCCCGCCGTTACTGCAAGCTGCACTTCGGGGTTCAGATACTGCTGAACGAGGACGACGATTTCCGCAACGGGTGGTACCGGACCATGCGGCACCTGACCTACGGGGAAAAGCTCGAGTTGATGGGTGGGAACGCACTGTTCGGGCCTGATGGGTTCCCGGTCACCCGGCTGTTCAGTCGGGCCCAAGGCATCGCTTACACCGATCGCATCGTGGCCGAATTCACGGAGCGCGGCGTGGTGTTCACGGATCTGTTGAGCGAGGAGGCCGCATGATCGACCCAATCACTCTGCTTGTCCTGATGATCCTCTCCTGCTGGGGGATCCTAGAGAAATGCCGCCGTATCCATAGCCGGCATCGCAGGATTTATGGGGGCAGGGCATGAGCCTTTCAGCAAAACAGCCCCGACCGAGGAAATGCCGCGTCGCTGAGTGCGGGGCCTCATTCGTTCCTGCGCGCTTAGGTCAGGCTGTTTGCAGCCCGGCCTGCGCAATTCTGGATGCACCCACCAACCGGGAGAAGGCACGCAAGTCGCTCGCCCAGGTCGAGCGCCGGGAAATCAGGGTTCGCAAGGAGAAGCTGAAGAGCCGGGCCGACCATCTGCGCGAGGCTCAGGCCGCGATGAACGAGTATGTGCGCCTGCGTGACGCGCACCTGCCGTGCATCAGCTGCGATTCCAATCCAAGTGATCACGACCTCATCACCGGCAGCCGCTGGGACGCAGGGCATTACCGGTCCGTTGGCGCTTGTCCGGAGCTGCGGTTTGAACCGCTCAACATCCACCGGCAGTGCGTGAGGTGCAACCGGAACTTGTCCGGTAACGCTGTGGAGTACCGCATTCGGTTGGTGGCGCGCATCGGCTACGACCAGGTTGCGTGGATTGAAGGGCCTCATCCGGCTCGCAAGTACACCGTAGAAGAGATCAAGGCCATCAAGGCTGAATACCGGGCAATGGCCAAATACTTGAAAAAGGACGCAGCATGAGACTGATCAATGCAAGGCAGGTATGGACCGAAGCTCAGCACGAATCGAACGCGTCGATCAGCGCTGTGGCGATCGAGAAGGGGGAGTCGGCACCGGCGAAGAAGAGCATTCGCCTGCGCCGCCATGAGGCCGTGTTCGCCGCCCTGGGCGAGGACAAGGAGGAGCGTATCCAGGTGGTTCGGCAGAAGATCAGCATCAGCGAGACTCGCCGCACTCCCATCGGCCGATCCACCGCCCGCGCCGCGCACCTGGCGACCATCGGCAAGGTCCTGCGCGCCATCGACACACTGCCGTTTCAGGTGCAGCAGTTCGGGCACTACCTCTATCACCCGGTAATGAACATGCGTCACCTGCTGAATGCGGTGCTGCTCGTAACCGCGAAGGCTCAATTGCCGGACCTGACATCAGCCAAGCGCGTGAAGGCGCAGTACCTGGTCACACTGGCCCTGCAGTCGTACAAGGGGGAGGTGCACGGTGCCGCGGAGTGGGGGCCGGCCCGGGTAGCCACGGAGATGAATGCCTTCTTTGGCGTCACCATCGATCCGAAGAACTGGAAGCGCGACTGGCTGGACCTGTGGGAATCTCTAAAAGCAGTGATCAAAGAAGTGGATATTCAGGCGCAGCAGCCGTTGTGGCAGGTGATCTACGCGGAAAAAGCCCAGGAGGCGGCATAATCATTTGACATGACGGCGTTTTGAACGTACTTTTCCCATAGTGCACAAGTAACGCGAAACGCACACAAATCCCTGAGCCCGGCCACTGCGCCGGGTTATTTCTGGCAATGTTTAGATTGCTCGAAACCCCATGTACAATCGAGTTTCAGCCAGGCTTCTGTCTTGGCTCCCAGTTTCTGGGGCTTTCGGGTGCGACTCCCGTGGCGATGGCAATCTCAACCCTCGGCGTAATGTGTTTGGCTGCTGTAAAAGCTGTTGTTCTTAGCCACGCGATACCGGTCGCAGCGGAATTAACTGCGAAAGGGGATAATAAAATGGGAAAAATCTTCGGAAATGCTGTACTTGAAACGATTCATTCCGTGGGTTCAAGTTGTCTCGCAGCTAGTGCTAGCCTCTCCGTGATTTGAGCTGATGCTCATCGAAACCCGACCTTCAATCTGGGTTTTTTATTGCTAGTGGCTTGTGTACTGTTCTCCATCCTAGGAGAGCATGGCATGTACAAATTTTTTCATGCGGACAGAAAATCATCCCTCACACCTGCGCAAGAGCTGGTTGTTGATGAGCGAGGTCTGTCCGCTTTCGGCACAGTATATTGGTCATTGATTCAAACGGAGCCACCGCCTGACGCAGACCCTGCATTGATACGGGAGTATTGCGCCGAAAAGGCTTTGGGCATGGTTGGGTTTTGTTGGTCGAGGCATTGCTCGCTTTTCGCCGCCGAAACCATTGAGCAAGCAATAGAATTTGCGCATGCAGTTACCCCCGCGCCTAATCAACCAATTCCGATTTTTGAGATTTTTGCAGAGAGGGCGTCGAGGCACGATATGAATTGGCTCGACTATGGGGTTGGCGTGGATGCTCGGATCGAATATGCCTGCGCATACTGGAGAATGGAGGAGTCGAACCACAAACCCGCAGAGGGGCCACGAAAGCTGCCGCAATGGGAAATCCTTATTCCCCTTCCTGCAAGGGTTGGGGCGCAAGTAGCGACGGTATTGTTTTAGAGTTGGTTACTTTTTTTCAAGGGCCTCAGCATTCGCTGGGGCCTTTTCGTTTTCGGCTCAGCCACACCCATTGCTCCGAGCTGGGAGTGCTGCTGTAGCCGACTCCACCACTGCAGGCGAAAGACCGGAAAGACCCTCCTGCCAAATCGACGCCAGAGGATCTACCGATGTCTCACATCACCCGCTGCAAAATGACTCTTCGCGCCAAAGGGCCTGTTCAGGGCTCATCGGAATCACTGACGCGCCTTAACTTCGGAGCGGTGTGGTCGGCCAATCCAGCCGAAGAGGATGCGATCTACGGTAAGTACACCTTACGGCGAATACGTCGTGAACGTGGCTGCCGATCGAGCCGAGCATTTCGAGGAAGGGAAGGATTACTACTTCGACATCTCGCCAGCTTTTTGAATCCACCGCAGCCAGGGCGGCCTCTCGGAAGGCCTGGACACTGATAAGCCGGCAAGTGCAGTGCTACGGAAAAACACCGGCCGCCCGTGTACCTCGTCCTCACCATGCTTACGGGGTAGCGCGAGACTGGATCAGCGAGATCGATGCAGAAGGGCGTCGACTCAGTGAGAGTCTTATGGCAGACAGCGGGAAAGACTGCGCACCTATTCAAGATCGGTACAAGTAAGGCTAATGCTGCCGCTTTACTTGAGTTTCAGCACCGCTGCCTTCCGCACTCCTGCCGCCCGAGGAAGATGCTCAAACAAGCCTGTATCAACCAGGTCCGCAATTACCTGTTGCACAGCCTGCATGGTGTTTGGATTTCTCGCATAGCGAGTGCGCAAGAGGTAATCCAGAGAGTCTGGTTTCACAATGTCTAAATTACTTTTTGTTGCACCGATCTCGATCTCGCTGACCTGGCGCTCATTGAAGACGTCTACCAGACGCGCCGCATAGAAACCGGCCTGGGCTCCGCCATAGGGAAGATCGATCCATCCAAGATCAGGAGTGGTCACACGAATCGATGTATCTAGAGCCTCAAGTGCTGCTTCCAGTTGCTCCATCTTGGAGGTATGCAGAAAGTCGACCAGGCGATCGCCCTGAGTCTGAGCAACGCCGAGTAGCCGGCGCAGATCGGCTTTACGCATTCCGCGCTTCATCATTTCATTCCATAGCGCGATTTTGGCCACTGTGACGGCTGGTAGAGAGATGACTTCTTCATCGTTTTCAGGCGGAGTGGCTTCAGGAATCGCGCGGCGCTGGTCGACGTAGATGGATAGGGTTGTCTCAATCGCATCCACCGCTTCGCGCTTGGCGTGCTCGCGGTCATCCCCATAGCTGTTTAGCTCTGGAAGATCACGGCAGAAAACAGCCAGTCCTGATGAGTCGTCTCGTTCAAAGCGGATTGCGTAGTTGTACATCGTGACTCCTTGGAAGTGATGGTCCAGCGTTCAGATGTGGTGAAGGGGCTCTTAGAGCCCCAGTTGTTTAATGATCGCCTTGCGGGTCGGTTCTGGCATTTCCTTGCTGCCGTGATCCGCGAAGGTGCTCTTGTTGCCATTCGGGGCGGTGACTTTGAAGTGGCTTCCTTTGCCTGCTTCGAAGGTCACCCCTTGGGCCTTCAACCATCGTCTGAACTCGCTGAACTTCATCACCTCGCCTCGTTGTTTGGATGAGTCCATTCTACAACATTTTTGTTCTAATACAACACTTTTGTTTTATTTGTTTTAGCACCTATTCAGACCTCAGCATTTGCCGAGGCCTTTTCGTTTCTGCTCCCTACGAGGGAGATCACCGGAATGCTCAATATGCCAGACAGACCTGAGAGCTGGGCCAAGTTCTGGGAGGCAATGAGCAATCCGCTCCTACAGGGCGCAATCATGGCGATCCTCATCTCCCTCTTGCGCGTGCTGTACGACGCCAAAGAAACCAGCAAGCGCCGAATCATCTTCGAGGCGTTGATCTGCGGAGGCTTGAGCCTATCGGCCAGCAGCGTCATTGCCTGGATGGAGTGGCCGTCGAATTTGTCCGTTGCTGCCGGCGGAGCCATTGGCTTCCTCGGCGTGACAGCGATCCGCGAAATGGTGACCCGCTTCATAGGTCGCAAGGCTGATTCGCTATGAAGGCCTTCGCAGCTGCCGCCATCATCGTGCTGGTCGCCATCCTGTTGCTGGGAATCCAGCGCTACCAGGTGATCGCGCTCCAAGGCCAGGTAACGATCGAGGCCAAGAGCAAGGATGACGCCATCGAGGCAAACAAGGTGAGCCAGGCAACGATCACCACCCTACAGGCCGAAGCCAAGCGCAATGCTGACTACCTGAAAGACCTGAACAAGCGAATCAAGGCCAGTGAAGCCAAAGCCAAGAAGGCGGAGAAGAACTTTGAAGATCTCAAACGCAACAGCAAGCCTGTTCGTGATTGGGCTGCTCAGCCTTTGCCTGACGGCCTGCGCGGGAAAGCCGGGACTGGTAACAAAGACGTCCGCCCTAAGAATTGAAGCCCCCGAGCTGATCCCCTGTGAGCGAATCGACCAAGCCGAGTCTGAAGCCGGTCTTCGCATGAATGGGGATGTCTGGGAGCTGAAGGATCAAGCCATCAAGCTGCTAGACACCTGTGCGGATCAAGTGGATGCACAGATTGTGCGCAGTCAGAGCAAGTAATCCGCGACACATTTCGTGAAGTTCAAATTGTGTCGCGGAATGGTGGGTGTGCCGCAGGTAAGTGCAGCACGGGTGAATCACTTCCCGGTCAGCGCTGCTTGTATGGTATCGGCGTATTGGGAAAGCCTTGAGAGTTCCGCTTCTAAAATGCCACCAGTAGTGTTGTTGGTGACTCGAACTGCGATGAGTTCTAGCGCCGCATTGACTGCCAGCAGGCGCTGGTCCGCGTCGTCACCGTTGGCGTACTTAACATCATCTAAAAGAGCCATGTTGCATTCCTTGCTATGAGTTGAATTCCATCAATACCGGCAACCGGCCACTATTTCAAGTATCAGCGAGCCTCTATGACAACGAAGCAACCCGACTGGGAGGCAATCGAACGCGCCTACCGGGCCGGATTGCTTTCCATCCGAGAGATCGCATCAACTCAAGGCATCACCCATGGCGCAATCAACAAGCGCGCCAAGCGGGATGGCTGGGAGCGAAACCTCAAGGCGAAGATCCAGGCCAAGGCCGACGCACTGGTATCCAAACGCACGGTATCCACTGTGGTATCCAGCAAACAGGCGGATACCGAAAGAGAGATCATTGAGGTCAACGCTGAGGTCATTGCGAACATCCGCATGGCTCATCGCGGCGACATCTCGCGTGGCCGGCGCCTCACGAACAAACTGCTGGATGAACTCGAAGGCCTGACTGACAACCGCCACCTGTTCGAAGAGTTGGGCGAGCTGATGCGCTCCGAAGACGACAACGGACAGGACAAGCGAAACGACCTGTACCAGAAGATCATCGACTTGCCGGGCCGCTCCAAGACGATGAAGGAAATGGCGGAGACGCTCAAGACTCTGATCTCCCTGGAGCGTCAAGCCTACGACCTCGACACCAAGACTGGCAGCAATGATGCCGACGAACTCTCGAAACTGATGGACGATCTATCGAAGGAAGCCTGACATGAAGCCCGAGCATTTGAAGCTGCTCCGGGACAAGAGATGGCGCCTGAACAACCTCTACTTCATCACGGACAAGCAGGGCAAGAAGGTCCGCTTCCGGATGACGGACGAGCAGATCGAGTACTTCGATGGGATGCACACCCGCAACATTATCCTGAAAGCTCGACAGCTCGGCTTCACCACCGAGTGCTGCATCATCCAATTGGACGCGGCTCTGTTTGAGTCGGCTAAGTGCGCCCTGATCGCTCATACCCTGAACGACGCCAAGCGCCTGTTCCGGGAAAAGGTGAAGTACGCCTACGACAACCTGCCGAGCGAAATCCGCGCGGCTAACCCTGCGCACAACGATGCAGCTGGCGAGCTGGTGTTCAGTAAAGGCGGCTCGATCTACGTTTCTACGTCCTTCCGGGGCGGCACATTGCGCTATCTGCACGTGTCCGAGTTCGGGAAGATCTGCGCCAAGTTCCCGCATAAGGCGCGCGAGATCGTCACCGGTGCGTTCGAGGCCGTTGCCACCGACTGTTTCGTCACGATCGAATCGACTGCAGAGGGGCGGGCCGGTTACTTCTTCGACTACAGCCAAACGGCAGAGAAACAAGCCTCTTCAGGCGCTCCGATCGGTCCGCTGGACTGGAAATTCTTCTTTTTCGCCTGGTGGAAGAACGCTCAGTACGCACTTGAGCCGCTTGCCGCCATCCCACAGCGCCTGCTGGACTATTTTGCCGAACTGAAGGCAAAGCATGGCATCAACATCAGCGCTGCTCAGGCAGCCTGGTACGCAGCCAAGGAAAAGTCGCTCGGCGACGACATGAAGCGCGAATACCCGTCGTTACCGGCGGAAGCGTTCCAGCAGTCGATCGAGGGCGCCTACTACGCCAAGCAGTTCGCCAAGCTCTACGCCAATCAGCGTGTCGGCGTGATCCCAAGCAACGATCACCTTCCAGTGCACACGTTCTGGGACATCGGTGTGGGCGACTCCACGGCTATCTGGTTCGTCCGGACGGTCGGCGAGGAATACCACATCATCGATTTCTACGAGAACAGCGGCGAAGGCCTGCGGCACTACATGAAAACGCTGAAGGATCGAGGCTACACCTACGGCGAGCACTGGGGTCCGCACGACATCGACAACCGTGAGTTCGGCAGCGACGGCAAGACCCGCCGCGAACTGGCCCGAGAGGGCTACGAGATCGACGGCAACAAATACAGCATCAAATTCAGCGTTGTGCCAAAGCTCGGCATCGACGAAGGCATTGAGCAGGCCCGGGAGATCCTGGCCCGCTGCGCCTTCGATGATTCCAAATGCGAGAAAGGGGTTTCCGCCCTGGAGAACTATCGCAAGGAATGGGATGACAAGCGCGGCTGCTGGAAAGACAAGCCGCTCCATGACTGGTCATCCCACGCCGCTGACGCCTTCCGTTACTTCGCCGTGGCCAAAGGCCGCCGTAAACGCACCGCCACCAGCGAACCTCTGAGAATGTGAATTATGAGTGATGACCCGAGCAAAACGCTCCCTGCCGTAGATGACATGCGACAGGACTGGGCCATCGTTGACGCTCTCATGGGTGGCACGAGGGCCATGCGCAAGGCCGGCAAGAAGTTCCTGCCGCAGTGGCCGAAGGAAGAGAGCGATGCCTACAAAGCGCGGCTCGACACCTCGACCTTGCTGCCTGCGCTGAGCGAGACCGTACAGAACATGACTGGGCGCGTATTCGCTGACCCGATCACGTTCACCGAGGACGTGCATGACCAGATCAAGGAGATGGCCGAGGACTTCGACCTCCAAGGCAACAACCTGCAGGTCTGGGCTCAGTCGTTCTTCAGTGGCGGCCTGTCGCACGGACTCTTCCATGTGCTGGTCGATCACCCAAAAGCTGAAGGCATCAAAACCAAGGCCGAAGAGAAGTCAGCCGGGGTTCGCCCTTACGCAGTGGTCATCAAGCCGGGCCAAGTGCTCGGCTGGCGGTCTGCGAACAAAGGCGGCAAACAGTTCCTGACGCAATTCCGCTACATGGAGTGCGTCGAGGTCGAAGATGGCGAGTTCGGTACCAAGAGCGTGGATCAGATTCGCGTGCTGGTCCCGGGCGGCTGGGCCACCTACATCGAAGTCGATGACGGCAAGGGCGGGAAGAGCTGGCAGAAGAACGACGAGGGCCAGACAAGCCTCGACGTGATTCCGCTGACGACCTTCTACACCAAGCGCACCGGCTTCCTGACTGCAACGCCGCCTCTGCTCGAACTGGCGAACATGAACGTCAAGCACTGGCAGTCCCAGAGCGACCAGGACAACATCCTGCACATCGCCCGCGTGCCGATGCTCGCAGTGATCGGCCTCGACGAAGGGGACGACATCACCGTCGGCGCAGGCTCAGCCACTCGGCTGCCAAAAGACTGCGACATGAAGTGGGTTGAGCACACTGGCAAAGCCATTGAGGCAGGCCGCACGTCGCTGCAGGACTTGGTCGACGACATGCGACTGGCTGGGGCCAAGCTGCTCCAGAAGGACAAACAGTCTGTCAAGACAGCCACGCAGGCCGAGGATGAAGCGGCTCAGGAGATGAGCCCGCTGCAAACCATGGCCGGGCAACTCGAAGACGCGCTTGACCAGGTGCTCCAGTACTTCGCGCTTTGGATGAAGATCGACAAAGGTGGGCACATACAGGTCAATGGCAACTTCGAGGTCGACTTCAGCCCTGAAACCACGATGCCGTTCCTGCTGAACATGAACAAGGCCCGCATCCTCTCGGACGAAAGCCTGTTCAGGGAAGTGCAGCGCCGCGGCATGCTCGGCGAAGACCTGAAGTGGGAGGAGGAGAAGGTGAAAGTCGCTGCTCAGCCCACGAAGCCCGAGCCGACCAAGTCTGCTCAGCCGTAACGAACACCGAATACAGCCCTGGCATACGCCGGGGCTTTTTTATGGGCGCGATTCCGGATGGATAGCGCCGCGCCGGGCCGGATGGCTCAACAAATGGGCGGATGCCCGGAGATGCATCAATGAAACTGAAATTGGATGACCAAGGCCACGTTGTACTGCAAGACGGCAAGCCTGTGTACGTGTACGAAGACGGCAAAGAGGTCGCATTTGATGCGCCTGGCACCGTCAGCACGATCACCCGGCTGAACACCGAAGCCAAGACCCACCGCGAAGGCAAAGAGGCGGCTGAAAAGGCCCTAAAGGCGTTCGACGGGATCGAGGACGGTGCTGCCGCCAAGAAGGCCCTGGAGATCGTTTCCAAGCTCGATCAGAAAAAGCTGGTGGATGCCGGCGAGATCGACACGGTGCGCACTGAGATCAGCAAGGCCTTTCAAGGTCAGGTTGACGAGTGGTCCACCAAGGCGGCGACCTTCGAAAAGCAGCTCTACGAAGAAAAGATCGGCGGTGCATTCAGTCGTTCCAAGTACATCGGCGAGAAGCTGGCAATCCCCGCAGACCTGGTTCAGTCCAAATTCGGCGCCGCCTTCAAAGTCGAGGATGGCAAGACCATCGCTTACGACCAGCACGGCCAAAAGATCTACAGCCGCACCCGGCCGGGCGAAGTCGCTGAGTTCGACGAAGCAATCGAAACCCTTGTTGAGCAATACCCGCACCGCGATCACATCTTGAAAGGAACCGGCGCCAATGGCTCAGGGGCTCCGAACAACGGTGGGAATGGCGGCAATGGCAACAAAACCATCTCTCGCACCCAATTTGATGCTCTTGACCCAGCGGGCAAGCAGGCACACGTGAAAGCGGGCGGCGACGTTACCGACTGATCCTTAGGAGCAATCCATGAGCAACACTCTCACCAGCCTGACCACCACGATCTACAACGCACTGGACGTTGTGTCCCGCGAACTGGTTGGGTTCATCCCTGCCGTTTCGTCCGACATGACCTACGACCGTGCCGCTGTAGGTCAAACCGTCACTTCCCCAGTGGCGCCGGCTGCTACTGCATCCGACATCACTCCGGCTGTAACCCCGCCAAACGACGGCGACCAGACCATCGGCACCGTGTCGATGACCATTCAGAAGGCTCGCCGGGTACCGGTGCGCTGGAACGGTGAAGAGAAACGCGGCCTCGACAACAACGGTGCCTCGTTCAACGTCATCCTGCGCGATCAGCTCGCTCAGGGCATGCGCGCTCTGGTCAACGAGGTTGAGGCTGACCTCGCCGGTCTATTTCTGAAGGCGTCTCGTGCCTACGGCGCGGCTGGTACTACCCCGTTCGCCACCAACCTGGCCGAAACCGCTCAGGCTCGTAAGATCCTGTCGGACAACGGCGCACCATTGGGCGACTTGCAGATGGTGATCGACACCTCCGCCGGCGCAAACATGCGCACCTTGGGCCAGCTGACCAAGGCGAACGAGGCTGCCGACACCAACTTGCTGCGCCGCGGCGTTCTGCTCGACGTGCATGGCTTCGCGATCCGCGAGTCTGCTCAGGTCAAGACCGTCGTCTCTGGCACTGGCGCTTCCGGTACCACTAACAACGCCGGTTATGCCGCAGGCGCGACTGCCATCACCCTGGCCTCGGCGGGTACCGGCTCGGTTCTGGCCGGCGACGTGATCACCTTCGCGGGCGACACCAACAAGTACGTTGTGGCTTCCGGCGATGCTGACGTCTCCAACGGCGGCACCATCACTCTGGCGGCACCCGGCCTGCGCAAAGCGATCCCTGCTGCTGCGACCCTGGTCACCGTAATCGCGGCGACCACTCGCAACATGGCGTTTGCCCGTTCCGCCATCGCCCTGGCCACTCGTGCTCCGGCTCTGCCGAAGGGCGGCGACAGCGCTGATGACCGCATGCTGATCACTGACTCCGTCAGCGGCCTGACCTTCGAAATCTCGCTGTACAAGCAATACCGCCAGATCCAGTACGAAATCGCACTGGCCTGGGGTGTGGCTGCCGTCAAAACCGAGCACATGTCTCTGCTGCTCGGCTGATAACTGCGCCCGGGACTTCGGCTCCGGGCTCACCCTCTTCTGGAGATACACATGAGCGACAAAGTTCTGAAAGTAGAGCCATGGGGCCAAGGTCAAGGCGATTACGTCCTGATCGATGCCGAAAGCTTCGACGAGAGCGTCCACAAGCTGTACGTGGAAGTCGTCGAGAAAGAGCCGTCTGCCAAGGACAAAAAGTCCGTGGCCGATAGCAAGAATTCGCACTAACACGCCAAACCGGCGACAACGACAGGCAGTGGGAGCCGAACATGCTTACTGATCAGCAAAAGTCGGACGCCAGACGCTTCGCCGGTTACCCGATGCAGGGAGACGTGACGCTCGATGACCGCCGTGATACAGCTTGGGGTTGGGTGGCGCCGATGATTTGGCAGACGCTGAATCACCGGCTCGACAGCATGCGGCCAGAGGAGGAGGTCACCATGACGTCCTTCCTGACCAAGATCGCCGGGCTCGAAGCTGACGTCCTGTCCGCGACCGAGAACCTCGACACGGATCAAGCGGCCGTCTGGGTGCACAACAAGAACGAGGTGTTTGACCGGATGAAGCTCTACCGGATCTGGCGCCGCGAGTTGTGTGGCTTCCTCGGCGTGCCACCGGGCCCGTCACTCGGCACGGGCGGCATAAGCCTGGCAAGGGGCTGACATGGACGGCACGAAGCTCCAGTCCAAGATCTACATCGGCTACGGCAAGGCCGCCAAGCGAATCGGTTTCGACTACCAGCAATTTCGCGCTACCAACGCCAGTAACCCGCTGACGTCAACCGCTTTGCAGACGCTGCCGGTGTCGTTCACCACAAATTTCAGCTACTCGGCGCCCAATAAATACGGCAAGGCTGAGTGGTTGGGCCTGTTCGATGCGCGAGAGTTTGCCGTCGGTGACTTCCTCGTGGGCCGCCAAGGCACGTTCTTCATCGCAGCCATGCAGGACACGCTTCCGATCCTCTGCGTGCAGACCAATCGCGTCATAGACGTGCTGCGGGTGGGCATGGATGAAGGTGTCGGTCTGGGTGGCTGGGCAGGCGGCAGGCGGGCGGATGAAGCCCCAATCATGCGGGGCTGGCCAGCCAGCATCTTGCAGGGCACCAAGGGCGAGACGAACGAGGCGAAGCTGCCACAGGACGTGAAAACTCCGTGGTGGGCGATCCTGCTTCCTGCCTGGCCCGGCGTTGTGTTCCGCACCAGCGACATCATCCGCGACGATCTCGACCGCAAATACGTGATTTCCAGCGCTGAACTGACCGACATGGGCTGGCGCATCACCGCAATGCAAGCGCAGGTGTAACGATGGCGAGCCTAACCGACGTAATGAAGCAGGTTGCGGCGCAGGTTGCGGCGATCGCCTACCCGAACGGGACGGGACAGCCCAGCGCTGCCGGTATCCCGATCCGGGTTTACCCTGGCTGGCCGATTCCGAACGTACTTGAGGAGGACCTTGCAGCGGGCTGGTCGCATATCAGCGTCTACCCGCACGGCAAGGACCGCAAGACCACGCGCAACATCGGTCGCGGCTGGGAACCACTGCAAAGCCCGACGCACACGGTCGTGATGACCGTCGAAGGCTCGGTCGTGACGCTGTCCGGCACCATCAGCAAGCAGAACCTGCTGATCAAGCTGAACGGCGTCAACTACATCTACGCGATGCAGATCACGGACACCCTGACGAGTGCTGCTACGGCGCTCGCCTCGATGGTGCCCGGCGCCTCAAGCGTTGGCCCGGTCATCACCATCACGGGCGCACACGGCCTCATCGCCCTTGTGGGTGGCTTCGGTACCGCAATCAAGGAAACGAAGCGCCAGGAACAGGCGGTGCAGATCATCATCTGGGCCAATTCCCCGGAAGCGCGCGCCGCAGTGGCCGATCCGATCGATTCGGCACTGTCCGACGGCAACAACATCGCGTTTCTCGACGGATCAACCGGAATCATCCGCTCCTCCGATTCGCTGATGACCGACCAGCTACAGAAGGCCGATCTCTACCGGATGGACCTGTTCTACACCGTCGACTACGCCACTACGCAGATCCAGCAGGCCACCGAGATCATCGCGCCGACGCTGGATATCGACGAAAGCATGCTCGAATTCGACGAATTTAAGCGCTCTGTGGCTCTCGCGCACCATTTCACCAATGTCGAACTAGCAGAATTCTTGGGGACCCTATGAGCTATCTGAGCGAGCTGCAAGCAGTCGAAATTGCCAAGCTGCAGGCCCTCGGGGCCGCGTGGCACCTGTTTCACCATGGCTCCAAGACTGATCGGGTCCCCACAGATTCTGGCGACATACCAACACTGTCCGGGCTTGGCGAAATCGTATTAGAGGCTATGGGCGGTGTACTGCTACCTGTTGTCGAAACCATTGAAGCCGCCGGAGTGGCGCAGGCTCTGGATATCGAGACTGCCCGCCGGGTATCTGCGTTCGATATCACGCTGACCGCGCCCGTGTGTGTGCTGAGCTTGCTCAATGAACAAGTACCGGCAGGCTTTCAGTCGGCCATAACGCTGACGCTGCGCCAAGGCACCGGTGCGAACAAAGTCACCTGGCCCAGCAACGTTGTGTGGCAGTTCAATCGCCCGCCAGTGCTGGCTTACGTGCAAGGGATGTCCGACATGGTCACGTTGGTCTCGGATCCGGTGACCAGCAAGTGGCGCGGCATGGTGGATGGGGGCTGGTTCAATGTTTAACACCACCTTGAACAGTCGGCGCGTGGTCAGCGGCAACGCCCCGGGCGTGGTTAATGCCATGTCCATGATCGAGGGCCACCATCGCTTTCTGGTGAGCAACACCGGCGACACTACCGACGCTACGGTGCAGCACTACGTGCAAAACACGCAGGGCGTGCTGTCCAACAACCGGCATTTCATCGCGCACTCGCAGATGGAGTACCAGCCCAATGGTGACGGCACGACTGAAGGTCAGGCGCTGCACATCATCGGCTATGCCTATGCGTACCTGGCCACTCAAAAGCCTGAGTATCTGGAAGCCGCGCGCTGGCACTGGGATGCGTACCTACAGTATTTCTATGCAGGCCAGCCGATCCCTGAGACGCCTTCGCGCTGGATTGCCAACTGGATCGTGAACTCGAAAGAGCCGGTCCTTTCCAACTGGCCTGTTGATCCTGTTTCGCCAACGCACAGCGGCTTCAAGGGTGTCCCTTTTACCTTCACCAACGGCTTCACGCTGATTCCGCACGGCGCGCCGCATTGGGGCGAATACCTGGACAAGGCAACCTTTGCCTTCGACGGCGTGCTGGCCTGGGAAGCGATCAACGCGTCTGTTCAGGGATTCAAGCCAGACGGGTCCGCTGACTGGGACAATGCTGGCGCGCAGTACGACGTGGATTGGATCATTGCCCACACCGGGCAAAAGATAAACTGGGATGGCGACGTGCTGTCGGAAGGGCATCCGGTAGAGATGCGCGGGTCTGTTCAGCTGAAAAACACCGCGCTCAATGGCTCGTACAAGTTTAATTACGCCACCCGCCAGCCGGTGGAGCACGGGGGCTATCTGATCCCGCGCAATGCGGTGCAGCACAACCGCCCGCTGCATGTCCCGTTGCTGGGCAGCGTCAACCAGATGGGTAACGCGGCCGACGGTGAGGAGTGGTTCGCCGACGCCTGTTATCTGATGTGGAAGATCACCGGTGAGACGTCTTACAAAAAGGCGCTGGATTCGTGCCTATTCACCGCGCACGAATACACACAAATCGACTCGGTGGATAAATTTTTTCGTCAGTCAATCGAGGCGACCACGCCGTTCACCGATGGCATTTCATACGATTTCGTCTACCCAAGCACCGTAGAAGTCACTTACGGGCGCGATGCCAGCGGGTACATCACTATCGACTGTGATGAGCCTGGCAGCGTGTCGCTCGAGCAGCAATCGGTGTGGTTTCGCGTCACTAAGGATTCGCTGATACGCACTGCCTATGGTGGCCTGGACAGCAATGGCGGCCCGCTTGCGGCCAAGATTGAGATCACTATTTCAGAAGACAAATCTGAGGGCAGCGGGATCAAGTACGCCTGCACGCCGCCTAAGTCAGTCTCCGGCGCCGTGGTGACGCATGACATACCGCTGTCGCAGTTCACCCGCATGGAGAAGGACGACGGCAGCGAGTACATCATGGCCGACCTCCGCGCCGTGTCGAACTCTAACGATATCGTCTCTGTGGAAAACTATGAGCCGGTCATTTTTGCCGGGCGCGCAGGCACGGTGGTGAGTTCATTCTTCCCGGATGACAGTGGTTGGTACTCGATCGGTCACTACCTGTTGGAAGGTGAAAAGGCGCCGATGCACAGCATCACCTATCGGGCCGACGGCTATTTCAATCTGCGATTCGCGGACGACAACGGCTGGCGTTGGTGGTGGATGCTGCCGCCGACAGCTGGCGCTTTCGTGACATTAGCGATCCTCCCGGGAGACGCCACGCTGTCTGGTTATCAGCCAGACGCTGAAGGTCGTCCGGACCCAGAGGCGCCGGTCTATTCGGAAATCGAGGAATTCAGCATTCTGATGGACTCCTCGGACACCAATCTGACGTTTGAGTATTACTGCATCAACGACCTGCCGCCGGCCTTCGCCGAGGACGACGGCTACACGCTGAAATACCGCCTGACGGTCAGTGGTGGAGATCCGTTCCTGGCTCTGCTTGGCGATTGCACCGTGACCGGCTACCGCGATGATTCTCTGGCCTACACGCCGGGGCTGATCCCCTTCTCGAACATCTACGAAGAAGGCTCAACGCAGATCGGCGCGTGGCATGGCATGCCGTACCCGGGCTATCAGTATCCGTTTATCTATTGCCTGGAACCCGTCCAGTATTCGCGGCACCTGGGCAACATGATCGACTTCCTGTACGACTCGCAGCAGTGGTACTTCACCCGCTTTGGTGAACTGGGTCCGGGGGCGAGTGCCTACATCTGGAACCGTTGGGACAACTACAAGTACGGCGCGCCCGACACCTTCACCATGTATCACTGGGGTGATGGCACTGCCTGGTCAGGTTATCAACCGCGCGCTTTCCAGGGTGCGTGCCGAGCTTGGCAGGAGTTGGTCGAGCAGGGTCATGCCGTGCCTGTGAAGCTGAAGACCTACGTTGAAAACTGGATCGGATGGCTGGCCGACTTTCAAAGCCAGCACAACGGCGTGCTACCGACCGATTTCCCCATGACCAGCGTGCCGCAACCGTTGCCGGACGACTTCACGGGGCATATGACCGGGCTATGGCTCGCCGGATCGTGCATGGCGGCCATGGCGGGTTGTCAGCATCCAAAGCTGGATGAGTTGATTGAAGCCTGCGTGACAGAGCTGCAAAACAACTACGTGGTGACTCCGGTGCCAGGCCAGCCAATGAATGGAAGTTGGTCCCCGGCGGTTCGTCTGGGCACTGATAACGGAATGTTCTTCGGCTTCTGGGCGGGCGAAATCATGCGCGGGCTCTCCATGTACATCCTGCTCAAAGAACTGGGGCCGGGCGCAAGCATCTTCTCCCGCCAGCCACTCGCTTAACGTGCCCTGGGCCACGGCCTTGGTCATGTAATCCTCCAAGCCTGCGGGCTTCCCATAATCGCGTGAACCCTTGAGGCCCGACATGGACTCCGAAACCAAGCCGGCGAAGGCAAAAACCTCGCCCTACAAGCTGATTGTGAAATTCGCCTTTGCTGATTACCAAGTCGGCCATGAGATTACGAATCCCGATGAAGTCGCCGCCGTTCTGGCCGGCGAGTGCGCGGGCAACGTCCTGAAAGTCGCCAACGCCTAACAGGCGAAACCCACACACAAGAAACCGCCCATCGAGGCGGTTTTTTCATTAGGAGGACGCCATGCCCATTTACCCGGCAGGCAGCTTGAACACGGCGGCGCTCACAGCCCCGGATTTGTACATTCAGATCCAGCCACCGAAAACCCGCTACATCAACGGCGTGGCTACCGACATCCTCGGCATCGTCGGCGTAGCTGACTGGGGCCCGGTAGGCGCGGCCACCCTGATTGGCTCACCTGGCGACGCCTCGCAGCAATTCGGCACCCAAGTCGTGCGCAAGTACGACCTGTGCACCGCGATCGCTGTCTCGATCCAGGGCGGCGCCTCGAACATCCGGGCTGTCCGGGTGACCGATGGCACCGACACTGCGGCCACCTCGGCGCTGAAGGACACTGCGGCGGCTACCGGAGCCACGTTGACGGCGCGCTACACCGGCACGCTGGGCAACCAGCTCAGCGCCACGCTGTCGGCTGGCTCGGCCGCTGCAAGCTGGAAGCTGATCATCTCGCTGCCGGGCATCGCGCCTGAAGTGTTCGACAACATCATCGGCTCCGGCCTTGCGTTGTGGACGAACATCGTCAGCGCCGTGAACAACGGCCAGTCGGGCATTCGCGGTCCTTCGCAGCTGGTAGTCGCCACGGTTGGCGCGACCACGCTCGCACCGGTGGCCTTGGGTCAGACCGTTGTGTTTGCCGCCGGCACCTCCGGCAACACCACCATCACTGACGCGGTTCTGATCGGTGTCGATGGCGTGACCGGCGCAACCCGCAAAGGCATGTACGCCTTGCGCGGCAGCGGCGCCCAAGTCGCAAACCTGGTGGATGTCACCGACGGCACCCAATGGCCGACCATGCTCACCTACGGCTTGTCCGAAGGCTGCTACATGATCTCCCAGGGGGCAGCAGGTGCGTCCTACGTCACCGTTTCCTCCGCGCTGACCACCGCCGGCTGTGACAGCTACGCGCTGAAGGTGATGGTTGGCGACTGGGTGTACTGGCAGGACCAAGTGAACGGCCAGCAGCGCATGATCGCCCCGGCGACCTTCGCGGCCGCCAAGATCGCCTCGCAGTCGCCGAACCAGAGCGCACTGAACAAGCCGATCACCAACGCGGTATCGACTCAGCGCAACCTGACGCAGCAGCCGTACAGCATTCCCGAGATTGGCGCGATCAACACCGCGCGCCTGGACGTCATCACCAACCCTTGCCCGGGTGGCAGCTACTTCGGCCACCGCTCCGGCTTGAACTGCTCCAGCAATGCCGCGGTGAACGGCGACAACTACACCCGGATGACCAACTTCATCGCGCTGACCTTGGCGGCGAGCTTCGGCGGGACCATTGGCCGACTTCAGACGCCGGATGTGCGCCGTGAAACGAAGTCGACCATGGAAAGCTTCCTACAGACCCTCGTCGACCAAGGAATGATCGGCGACGTCAACGGCGGCCCGGCGTTCTCGGTGCAGCTCGACAAGGCGAACAACCCTGATGCACGGGTTGCCCTGGGTTATATGCAGGCTGACGTGCAGGTCAAATATCTGTCCGTGATTCGATACTTCCTGGTGAATTTGGAAGGCGGCCAGGCGGTATCGATCGTCGCATCCGCTACCCCGCGCACTTAAGCGCTGAAACCACCATCCAGCCCGGCCTAGCGCCGGGTTTTTCATTTGGAGAACGCCATGCAAGGTGGATACAACACGGGTAAGGATGTCTCGGTCGACATCAACACCCCGACCGGGCCTCTGCGGCTCGGCAAGATCATGAACTTCAAGTCCAAGCCGAAGGTGAGCAACACCGAAATTGTGCCGCTCAACGGCCAAACGGATGAATTGCAGATCCCCAAGGGCTGGACCGGTAGCTTTGATGCCGAGCGGATTGATTCGACGCTCGATGATTGGTGGGCGCAGTTCGAAGCTGACTACTACGCCGGCGTCAATCGCGACCCGGCAACCATCACCGAAACCATCGAGGAAGTCGGCGGCGGCATCACGACCTGGCGCTACACCAACGTGATTCTCACCCTCGACAACGCCGGCGATAAGGAAGGGGACAAGACGATCCGTCAGTCCATGTCCTTCACCGCCCGTCGTCGCCTCAAGGTTTAACCCTGTTCGCATGGCAGCCCGGCAGGGCGCGGGACTCGTCACCCCGCACGCCATGCACCTTTGACGACTCGCTGACCAGAGGTTTTACCCATGGCTAAAATTACCGTTAACGAAGCAGCAGCACCTGTTCATGTAGACCAGAAGCCGCGCTTCGAAACGATCCAGGATTCGAAAGGCCGCACCATCCAGCTGCGCAAGCTCGGCCCGCTCGAGCAGGGCCGCGTTGTGATGGCTGTAGGCGGCGACACGGCTGGCAACCAGACCTACATGTCGGGTTTCGCGCTGCCGGCCGCCATGGTCGTCTACATCGACGACACCGGCTTCGGTTTGCCGCAGTCGCAGAAGCAGATCGACGCGGTATTGAGCGAGCTGGGCGAGGAGGGCATGAACGCCATCAACGAACACTTCCTCAAGAAGTACGAGACCGCCAAGGCTGAAGCGGACGCCAAAGCACTGCAGGAAGGCCTCGGCGCCGAGCAGGCCGCAGCAAAAAACTAGCAACGAACCCCGAGTTTCGCCGGGATTGCTGGCTGGTGAAAAACGGGGTTCCGTTTGATCGTTTGTTCGAATGCGGACCGTTGACCGACTACGAGCGCTTCGCCTTTTCCATCCTGTTCTCGGAATTCGAGGGCTCGGGCATCTGGAACTGGTCGAGCATGCAGTTCGACAAGAAGGAGTGACCATGGAATTCAAGAGCTTGGGCAGCCTTGCGCTGCACATGGCTGCTCAGGAAGTCGTATTGCTGGCCAGTCTGCGCGCAGGGCTTGAAAAGTGCGCAGTGAAGATCGAGGCGACCGCCAAGGGGGAGATCGGCCATTACCAGTCCGGGATTGGCCCGTTCCCGGCCTGGGCAGACCTCGCTGACTCCACCGAGTCGCAGAAGTCGAAGATGGGCTACCCGTCAGACGCCCCATTGCTCGCCAGTGGCGACATGCAGAAAAGCATCAGCCACACCACGCACGCGCTTGAGACCGTCATAGGTTCAACGGACGAGAAGATGGTCTATCACGAGTTCGGCACGCTGAAGATGCCGGCGCGTCCAGTGATGGGGCCGGCTGTCTTTCGCAACAAGGAGTACATCAGGCGAGTGCTGGGGATGGCGACCGTTTCAGGATTGATTGGTGGTCTGGCGATTCACAAATCGCTGGGTTATGACGTTACTCCGTGACCCACATCGGGCCGTGCTCGGTCTTGACCTGTGTGTACATGCCTTCGCGCTTCAACACGCGGTACTGACCTGTCAGCGGCTTGCACATGTAGGTGGAGAGATTCACCAGGGATTCGCGCATCTCAGCCCGCTGCGCCACATAGTGCGGGTTGCTCGACATGATGTTCTGCATCAGTACCAGTCGTGATTGCTGGGTGCCCTGGTCTTCACAGCCGTATTCGCCATCAAGCTTGAGCTCGGCTGCCATTGCAGTGGGGGAGAGTGCGGCCATCACCACAAGCATCAATGCCTTTTTCATGTGGTCACCGGATGAAGATTGCGTAGAGGGTGAAGAGAATCGCGGCAAGTGCGCCGCCGGCGAAGACCATAACAAGGCTGCTGCAGGTGAATACGAGAAGCGCGGTCTGCACGTCCAGGCCTGTCGTTCGGCGCTCCGCCTTCTTCGCTGGTCGCGGCGCCGCCTCCCTCAGTCTTATCGGGCGCATAGAGCCAACGTCCTGGATGCGGCCGTTGACCCACTGATACGTGCGATGACCATTTGCCATGTGATTCACCCACCGAATAGGAATTTCAATTATGGCATTTGAGGCGTATTCCGTCGCCGTCAAGCTGTCGCTGATCAACCACGTCAGCGCCGGCATGCTGATGATCAGCAAGAGTCTGGCCACCGCCGGCCAAGATGTCGACAAGCTCAATGCTAAGTTGGCATCGATCGGTAAGCAAGGCGCTATCGGGGGCCTCATGGTCGCCGGCGGCCTCGGCATTGCCGCGATGTTCAAGGCGCCGCTCGACGAAGCGAAGAGATTCCAGAACGAGGTTGAGCGTTTCCGCTCTCTCGGCTTGGGCGACAAGGTGACCAATGACGCTGTGAAATTCGCCAGCGGCATGAACACCTACGGCACCTCCATTCGCGAAAACCTTGGCCTGCTGCGTGATGCCCAGACGGTCTTTGGTGACTTCCACGAAGCGCAAATGGTCGTGCCGCTGCTGTCCAAAATGAAGTTTGCCAACACAGCCCTTTACGGCGACGAAGGCGGCGCAATGAAAGACCGCGCCTTCATGGACATGCTCAAAGTGATCGAGATGCGGGGCGGCCTGAAAAGCGAGGCAGCTTTCAACAAGCAAGCGAACATGATCCAGCAGGTGCAAACAGCCACCGGCGGGCGTGTTGGCGCCAATGAATACCTGAACTTCATCAAGACGGGTGGCGTTGCTGCCAAGGGCATGCTGGACGACAAGTTCTACTACAACATGGAGCCGTTGATTCAAGAAATGGGCGGTTTCCGGGTTGGTACCGGCCTGATGTCCGGCTATCAGAACCTCGTGCAAGGGCGCACCACCGCCCGCGCTGCCGAGGAGATGATGCGACTGGGCATGCTCGATCCGAAGAAGGTCGTCTACAACAAGATCGGCAACATCAAGCACATCAAGCCCGGCGCTGTGTCTGGCACCGATTTGATGGTTGAAGACCCGTTCGAGTGGATGAAAAAGGTCATGCTGCCGGCCTTCGCCAGTAAAGGAATCACCTCCCAACAGGCAATCCTTAACGAAATCGGGGCGATCTTCACCAATCGCACGGCTTCCAACCTGTACTCGACGATGTTCTTGCAGCAAGCAAACATTGAAAAGAACATGAAGTTGAACGCAGGCGCAGCCGGCATCGACGAGCTCGATAAAAACGCCAAGAACACGCTCTCCGGCAAACAGCTGGAGTTCGGCGCCAAGTGGCGCGACCTGATGCTCAATCTGGGCGCTGTCGTGCTGCCGCTGGCTATCAAGGTGCTCGATAAGCTCAATCCAGCGCTGAAGGACCTGGCGCACTGGATGGGCGAGAACCAGGGCAAGGTGAAGGGTTTCACCTACGCGCTTCTCGGCCTCTCGGCGTTTCTGATCACCGGCGGCCTGATCAACCTGATTATTGCGGCCGGTCGCGGGTTCTGGCTGCTCGGCCAGGCCATGATATTCGTCACCGGTACCGCGCTCGCACCGCTGATTCCGGCGATTGCGCGCTTCGGTACGTACTTGCTGGTCTTTGCAATTGACTTCGCCAGGGCGATGGCTGGATTTGTCCTGGCATCTGGGTTTGTACGCGGCTTTCTGATGGCGTTTTTGGCGCCAATCAAGCTGATCGGGACGGCGCTGTACTTCTTCCTGTCGCCGCTGACGCTGCTGCTGACCCCTGTGGGCCTGGTAGTGATCGGCGTCGCCGCTGCCGCCTTCCTGCTCTGGAACAACTGGAAGGAAGTCAGTGGTGCGCTGAAGTTGATGTGGGGTGATATCAAGACCGGCGTCATCCAGCTGTTCCATGGCGACATCGGCGGGGCGTTCAAGTCGTTCGCCCTGATCTTCCTGACCGGTTGGCAGACGATCTTCAACACGCTGATCGCTGGTGCAAACCTGATCCTGCCGGCGTCGATGCAGATCTCCAAGACGTCCTTCGCGGACGACTTCAGGGGCAAGGGCGCAGCACGCGAGCCGTGGTCGCCGCTGGTGGCTCCGGTGCCCGGCAAGTCGTCCGGCGGCAGCGATCAGCCGATCAACCTCTACATCGACGGCAAGAAGGTAACGGATGTCGTCATCCAGCGCATGGCCAAGGAAGCGGCCAAGCCTCAGACAGGGACGCAGGGCTTTGACCCATCACGCAGCATGCTGATGCCTGGGACCCCGAGCGCAGCCTACCCAAGGGGATAACCGATGAGCTTCACAAGCTTCCTGGACAACTTCGCTCCGGGCGGAGATCCCTTCGCCACTCGTTTGATCGTCGGGGATTTCGAATTCACCAGCCTGGAGGTTCCAGAGTCGGTGACGATCGGCGCCAAACAGCAGATGGTCGTACACAAGCTGGTGGGTGGCAGACGGATCGTCGACGTGCTCGGCGTGGATTACGAGAATATCGGCTGGTCCGGTTGGATGACCGGCGCTACCGCGGGAGAACGAGTCAGCGCACTTGAGACCCTGCGCGATGAGGGTCTGCCACTTACCTTTAACATGGACGGCTACTACTTCAGCGTCCTGATCCAGTCGTTCCATGCACGCTTTGAGCACGTCTTCCGCCGCAACTACAGCATCGAGCTTGTGGTGGTCTCGCGCCTGGACGCGCCGATCACGGCCAACGCCTTGGCCGGCACGCTGGATGCGCTGATCAATAGTGATGTCGGCGAGTCGCTCGGCCTGGCCGGCATCATCAACTCTGACGCGGTGAGTGCCAGCATTGATGCGGTGAAAGAGGCCGTGTCGCAGGTGCAGGGCTTCGCGAACGCCACGATAGACACGGTGCAGACGGTTGTTCGGCCTCTGGTGGCGGCTCAAGCAGTCGTGCAGTCGGTCATCGCGCAAGTTGGGGGTTCGATCAACGACATCACCACACTGGGCGGGCTGATCCCCGGCAACCCGGTATCGACCGCGGCAAACAACGTGCTCCGCCAGAGCGCCGCGCTCACCCAGCTCGCGCCGCTGTACCAGATGCAGAGCGTGCTGGAGCGGATACAGAAGAACGTGCTCGCCGGGCCGCTGGCGAACGGTACATCCAGCGTCACCACCAGCAACTCGACGCTGCAGAAGGTCGCCGCCGACAGTTACGGCGATCAGTCGCGCTGGACCGAGATCGCCGCCGCCAACAGCATCGTTGACCCGCAACTCGACGGCATCCAAACGATAAAAATCCCGATAGGTGAATAAGTTGGATCTGAACACGGCTGAGACAGAGCAGATCGTCCGGCAGGTAGTCGGCCGCCTTCTAGTCAACGGGACCCAGGTGCCGTTCTACTCATTCGACGTAGAAAGCAACGCGTTTTACTCGGCCGACACCTTCTCGGTGCTGCTGCCGATGTCCGATCTGCCGCCGCCCTACGACACCATCAAGTGGTGGGGTGATCAGCTGTCGATCGAGGTTTCCATCTCGGTCGGGCTGATCGATCAGAACGTCGAGGACTGGCGCACGCTGATCATCGGCACCGTGGACCGGTTGAGCGTCCGTCCGGCCAAGTTCGAGGTGTACCTGGACGGTCGCGACTACACCAGCAAGCTGATCGATACCAAGACCAACGAGAAGTTCGCCAACATGACCACCAGCGAGGTGGCCACGCTGCTGGCCAAGCGTCGCGGGCTGAAACCGGTGGTGACGGCGACCAAGACGCAAGTCGGTGGCATCACCAAGTGGGACCACGCGCACGTCACTGACGAGCGCACAGAGTGGGACCTGCTGGCCTACTTCGCCGGGCTGGATGGGTTTCAGGTCTATGTGACCGGCAACGAACTGCACTACGAGCCAGCGCTTGACCCGGAAACCACTGATCAATACCTGATTCGCTGGGTTGAGCCTGGCGCATTGGCGTGTCCGCAGTCGAACACCTCCGATGACATCGTCTTCGAGCGCGATCTGACCCTGGCGCGCGGCGTCACCGTGCAGGTCATTTCGTACAAGGACGGCAAGACCTACAACGCCACGTACCCGACGAGGTCGGCCAAGGGCATCTCGCCCGGGCAGTCGACCTCAAAGCGCCAGGTCTACGTGATCAAGCGCAACGGCCTGGATCAGTACGCCGCGCAGCAGCTCGCGCAGAAGATCCACAAGCAGATCACCGACCACGAGATGCGCATGTCCTGCTCGATGCCGGGCGACAACTTCCTGATGCCAAACACCATCGTGCGGCAGGAGGGGACCGGCTCCGGCTTCGACCAACTCTATTACGTCGACTCGGTGCGGCGCTCCTTGAGCTTCGAGTCGGGCTACTCCATGAGCCTGACGGCGAAGAACCACAACCCCAACTCCCTGGTGCAGCCATGATCGAAGGCCTGACGAACGCCCTGTATCAACACGGCCAATCGAACACCACCGGGCCGCGCACCGGGACCATCTCCAGCTACGACCCCGTCAACGGGGTGGTCAAGGTGATGATCCAGCCAGAAGAGCGCGAAACCAACTGGCTGCCGCTGGACTGCCCTGGTGTGGGTAATGGCTGGGGCTTCCAGATCGGGCCGCAGATCGGCGACGAGGTCACGGTCAGCTTCGATTCCTCCGACCCCAACCTCGGCAAGGTCACAGCGCGGCACACGAACAGCCAGAACAAGCCGCTGCCGGTCCCGTCCGGGGAGATCTGGGCGGTTCACGAATCAGGCGCGCTGCTCAAGTTCAACAATGACGGCACGGTGACGCTGCACTCCGGCGTCGCCATCAACTATGACGCCCCGCAGCACAACTTCACCGGCGGCCCGGTCACGATGGACCACACGCTCACCGTGACCGACCCCGTCGGCGTGGTCGTGGTTGACGGCGATGTCTTGGCCGAGACCATCAGCCTCAAAGAGCACATCCATACGGGCGGCACCATCAGTGGCAACACGGGAGTGCCTACGCCATGAAAGACCTGAATCACTACGCCGGGGGCGACCTTGCGTTGTCCCCGACCGGGAGCCTGTCACCAGTGGAAGGCCTGGATCGCGGCAAGCAGCGAATCCTGCGCCGGCTCATCACCAATCCGGGCGACTACCTGTTTCACCCCGAATACGGCGCCGGCCTGGGCCGCTACGTCGGCGCGCTGACCAATATCCCCGAGATCATCTCGCTGATTCGCGGCCAGATCCTGCTCGAGGACTGCGTATCGAAGAAGCTGGCACCGGTGATTTCCGTCACCCCGTCGAACGAAACACTCTCCGTCAATATCAGCTACACCGATTCGCCCCTGGGTGAGCCGGTGACGCTCTCGTTTGAGGTAAATCGCTGATATGGCATCACTCAATATCAAAGACTTCACCACGCTGGTCCGCGACCAGGTAACCGCCATTCAAGGCCGCGCGGCCGGGCTTGTCGACTTCACTATCGGCTCGCTGTTGCGGGCCATCACCGAAAGCAATGCCAGCGTGATGCAGTGGCTGCAGCAACTGATCGTCACGCTGTTGGCCACGACCCGCGCCTCTACGTCGTCCGGAGCCGATCTTGACTCATGGATGGCCGACTTCGGCTTCCTGCGGCTATCCGCCAGCTTTGCCACGGGCAGCGTCACCTACTCGCGCTTCACACCAACCAACTCCGCGCTGATTCCGATCGGCTCGTTGGTCGGCTCCACGGATGGTTCGCAGCAGTTCGCGGTCACCATCGACATCACGAACCCACTGTATAACACCACACTTGGCGGCTACCTGATCCCCGCCGGCACAGCGTCGGCAACGATCCCGGTTACCGCCAGCACCGCAGGCGCTGCCGGGAACGCGCTAGTCGGTACGGTCACCGTGATCGTTGGCAGTATCTCCGGCGTCGACACGGTCACGAACACCGATGTTTTCGCAAATGGCATCGACCCAGAGACTGACTCGCGGTTTCGCGCCCGCTTCATCCTATGGGTGCAGTCGCTCTCGAAAGGAACGAAGGCAGCAATCGGCTACGCCCTGGCCTCGATGCAGCAGGGCGTCACTTACACGCTGACCGAGAATGAAGATTACGCAGGCGGGCTGAACTACGGCTACTTCTATGCGGTGGTGGACGACGGCAGCGGGGCGCCTTCTGGAGATTTCCTGACGTCTGCTGCCAATGCGGTCGAGGCTGTCCGGCCATTCACCAGCCGCTTTGGCATCTTCGGCCCGGTTCTGGTCACGGCCAACGTCGGCATGACCATCACCACAGATGCCTCCGTGTCGCATGCGGTCGTGGTCGCTCAGGTGGTTGCGGCGCTTCAGGCCTACATCTCAAGCCTGAGCTTGGGCCAGATCCTGCCTTACACAAAACTTGGACAGGTCGCCTACGCAGTCAGTCCGGCGATCACCAATGTCTCGGCCATCCTGCTCAACGGCAGCACCGCAGATCTCGCCGCAACCAACAAGCAGGTCATCCGACCGGGCACAATTACGGTGGCTTAAATGTCGACAGGCGATAACACGGACATGTTCGGCAGGCTTAAAAACCTGCTACCTGCCGGCTGGTTCGGCGACAACAACCCGATCCGCGATGCCTTGCTCTGGGGCTATGCCAATGCGCTGGCCTGGGGCTACACCCTCTATCTATATGCGAAGGATCAGACCCGGATCAAATCCGCTACGGACGGTTGGCTCGATCTGATCGGGCTGGATTTCTTCGGCGACAACCTGATCCGCTACGCGAGTCAGACGGACGCCAGCTATCGCAACCGTATCCTGGTCAACATCTTCAGGGAGCGGACCACGCGGCACGCCATGGAGCAGGTGCTTTACGATCTGACGGGGCGCTGGCCGGTAATTGTTGAGCCGGCACGGCCTGCAGATGTCGGGAGTTATGGCGCTGCGGTAGCGGTTTCCCGGGCAAGCACAGCGACGTATCGTGACCTGAATGGTCGGATCAAAACGGCGGAGGCAAACGCTCCCAGATACGACACTAGCCCGGTGACTGGAATCACAACGTTATTATTGGAATCGGAAGCCACCAATCTATTGCGCTGGTCGAATGATTTCTTGAACCCAGTTTGGGTGAGGGGCGCCGGAACCGCCCAGAGTTTCGATGGGACGCTCGGACCTGATGGAATGACGGCAGTAAAATTCACACTTTCCGGCGCCACATCTCACGAAATATCGTCACTGTTGCTCGCGCCGCTTGTGGTTGGTGTTGCCCATACATTGAGTGTGTGGGTGAATTCGGTGGCTTCGGTGCCAGGCTTTCAGTTGGGTTATTACGATGGCGGAGTATCGGTTGCTAATACGACGGTGACAATTATTCCGGGCGTGTGGACTCGATACAGCTACACCTTTACGCCATCGGTCACGCCGGTTGCGCCGAGAATCAGGCTCATTGGGTTTTCTGGAGGACTAGCCGGGTCGGCCTTCTACATGTTTGGCGCTCAGGTAGAGGTTGGAAGTGTTGCCACATCGAACATCACAACCTCCACCGCACCCGTTACCCGAGCCGCGGACATCCTTTTGAACAACATGCCGTCCGGCTCGATCGCCATTGGCGGCTACGGTGTGGCCGGATCCTACGGCTCGATCCTGCTGCCGTATCAGGCTTTTGTCACTGCATTCCGACCCAATGGCCAAGGTCTTCCTTTTGTGTCCGGCTATGGAATCTCTACCGGCGCTTACTCGACTCCAAGCCGATCCGCTTACGGGCAACTGTCTGGCGGCGATGTAACCGACGAAGACATCTACGCCGCCATCGACGCGACGAAGCCTATCGGCACTGTCGTGTGGACGCGCATTTCCGGCTGACCCACAACCTACTTTTATAGCCGCCTTCATTGGTGGCTTTTTTATGGAGCACACAATGGATCGAGTCACGATTTACCCGGGAGCTATTCCTCTCGAAACCGACCTGCTCGGCACCAACAAAAACGTGATGATTGCGCTGAGCAAGCTGTCGGCAGCGATGCTCGGTACCGGCACCGTCGCGAATGGCTTTGCTGTTGCGCCGACCGGCCCGGCTTCGCTTCAGGTTGTGGCGGCCCCTGGCGAGATCTACAACCTTCAGAACGTAGACGGTACGGCTTACAGCAGCATCGCCGCCGATACCACGCATCAGGTCGTGAAACAGGGCATCGCGCTTGACGCGACCACCCTGAGCTGCCCAGCGCCAACTACTTCCGGTCAATCCATCAACTATCTGGTCGAAGTTGCCTATCAGGATCTCGATGCAAACCCGGTGGTACTGCCGTATTACAACGCCAGCAACCCATCACAAGCCTACAGCGGCCCAGGCAACAATGGCGTGGCACAGAACACGGCCCGCCGTGGCACCGCGGCTATTCAGGTGAAGGCTGGCGCGTCGGCAACAACTGGCAGCCAAGTCACTCCGTCCCCAGACGCAGGCTACATTGGTCTGTACGTGGTAACCGTGGCGTTCGGCCAGACCACTATCACCGCGGGCAGCATCAACCAGTACAGCGGCGCGCCATTGCTGCCGAGCGGCTTGCTCCAGGCCATCCAGACCGCCGCAACCACTGGCGCAACCGATATCGGCGCCGCGAACGCTTATGCCGCCAACTTCACCCCGGCGATCACCCAACTTTCCGACAAGATGGTGCTTTGCATCAAAGCAACCAACGCCAACACCACGGCGAGTACGTTCACGCCGGCGCCGGGCGTCATTGCCGCGGCGCCAATCGTAGGGGGCAACCATGCCGCGCTCCAGGGCGGCGAGATCGTCCCAACCGGCGATGTTTGGCTGCAATGGAACAGCTCGGTCGGTGCTGGCTCGTGGATCCTGATCGACAGCACTGGCGGCGCGATGCAGGTAGCACCGGGCACCAAAAGCCAGCACGCAGCGCAGATTCAGCAGGTCGGCCACGGCCAGTGCCGCCTCGGCATCGTCAACGCGACGTCGATCAAGCTGTCCCCGTGCAACGGCAACAATCTGGTCATTGCTGGCGTTCCGCGTCAAATCCCTGCGGCCGGCGTCACGCTCACGAACGGCGGCATGGGTATCAATACCCTGTACTACATCTATGCCTACTGGACAGGCTCCGCGATCGCGCTGGAGTTTTCGGCCACGGGCCACAGCGTCGATGCCACGACTGGGATCGAAATCAAGACGGGTGACGCCTCTCGCACCCTGGTCGGCATGGTCTACGTGAATGGTTCCGCACAGTTCGCTGATGGGCCCGCTGCGCGTTTGGTGGCGAGTTACTTCAATCGCCGCACAGTTGGCGGCAACGTCACTTCGAGCGGGGTACTGTCTTTCTCGGGTACTTCTAACAGCGAGATTTCCACAGGCGTCAGGATCTTGTTCCTGAATTGGGATAATGAAGCGGTTGATGTCAAGGCTACAGGACAATACACCAACAACACCGCAACCCAATCGGTCACGATTCAGGCTTACGTTGATGCCGCGCCATACGGCAACATCAGCGCCTCCTACATCCCGGCAAACGGCGTCGGCATGGCATACGCCAGTTCCAACTCCCTCACACCAGCTGGCGCATATCTGACCGAGGGCTTCCATACTGCTTCGATCTACGGGAGCGTGACGGCCAACACCGGCAGCAGCACCCAGCTCGCCCACTCCATCGTGACGAGGATCTGATTATGGCCTTTTATTCAGGCACCAACCCCGTGCAACAGTTTTGGCAATGCGACAAGTTGATCGGCCCGACATTTGAACGCGAGTTGATCGCCGCCGACCTGCTTGGCGAGCACTTCACCCAGTGGCATCCTGGCTACGATGGCGCCATTGCCACTATCGAGTTCTTTGAGGACACCCCGCAGGAAGTCATCGACGGAGTACTTGCAGTATTCGAATCCCACGACCCGGCCGCTCACGCTTAGCGCACAGACAAAGGCCCCACCGGAGCGGGGCCTTTTGTTCGAGAGATGACTATCAGTTGCTCAGCATGTCATCCAATATCCGCTTGGAGGCAATTAGAGAGCCGTCTATGGATAGATGACTCCCGTCGGAGTACAGGATTTTCCCATCCCTTACCGTTTCACACTTGTCGTTTTTGCAGAAGGCAGAGCTGGCATCCAAGTAGAAAGTATTGGGGTGGCTTGCCGCGAATTTCTTCAGCACCTGATTAATTTCATATGTTGACGAGGCTTCAAGTGGATATTGCAGATACTTTTCGCACCACTGCGTGACGTATCTCGGGCGCAGAAGGCAAGAAGCGATATTCATTTTGCCAAACATATATGGCTGACTGCCAATTAGGATAAATTGACGCTCGCCGATATCGTTTCTGGCTTTCACCAATAAGTCTTCTATCACTGCGGAGTAGGGCCGGCCCTTGCCCTGGCTGTTCGCACCGTTGTGATCCGCGATGATGTTTTGATAGCCTTCCCAACTTTGAGCAAAAATGAATGGCAGGTTATTGTCTTTCAATGCCGACAGCGCAGTCTGGTAAGCATCTTTGCAGTCTTGGCGCGGAACGTTGTTCAGGATCCGCGTGTACTCTTTGGACAGAACGCAGCCATGACGGAACACCCCAGTGACGGAGATGCCTCGCTCTTGCAGAGCTTTATCCATGCCGCTTGCGTACTGCAGCGCAAAACTGTCCCCCGCCATTATTGCGAGTCGCTGGCCGTTTTTGTCGCCAAGGGTTGTGTCGAGGTCATAGCCATGGCCGCCATAGTTGTTGATATGGAAGCTTTCTGGCTCGGACACGAGGGCAAGATAGCTGGCTGGAACTCTTGAGTACATGCCCTTGTGATCTACTACTATCATCGCCCCAACTGCAAGCACGGCTACAGACGCCGCCACGGCAGTCAGACCGACCGGCTTCACATGCTTCGTCATAAACAGTCGCTCTACTGTTCTGTAGAGTAAAGCGCCTGCAATGATAGATGCTGTTAGCAGCATGGTTTTCTCGAAAACCGTAATGTTTCGGAAAACATAGTATTTGTAAAAAACTGCAATCGGCCAGTGCACCAGGTACACCGAATAGGACATGAGGCCGATCTTCACCATTGGGCCGTATCGAAGGATTGCGCCAACGCGAGAGCGTCCGGCATAGATACAGGCGGCAGCGCCCAGGCAGGGGATCAGCGCAAGCACGCCGGGAAATGGTGAGCTTGCATCAAGCGCGAAAGCAGATCCCACGACCAGCATCATGCCTACGGCTGCAATGCCAGATTCCAGTGCGGCGCCTGCTCTATTCCTCACAAAGAACACAACCAGTGCCCCGAGAGACAGCTCGAACACTCGAAACGGCATCATGAAGTATGCCGCTGACGAGTCGTAGGAGAGCATAACCTGCGAGCCGACCAGCGATACGAGCGTCATAACTGCCAATAGTCCGAGCAGGAATCTGTCGGATATCTTGAGTGCAGCCCATACAATGAACGGCCAAACAATATAGAACTGCCATTCAGCGGCGAGTGACCATGTATGCAGTAAAGGCTGAGTTTGCGCGGACGCGTCAAAGTAGCCTTGATTCAGCCAGAAGTAGAAGTTGGATGCGGAAAATATAGAATATTGTGCAGACTGCGCAAGACTGCTGAATGATGCCGGGTCCATGATCAGGAATCCCGCACACAGACACGCCGCAACAGTCACCAGCAGCGCCGGGTGCAGGCGAAGTAATCGACGGCTATAAAAATCAATAAACGAGAACCGATGGTTTGCAACGGCGTTGCGAATTACTTCAGTTATCAGAAACCCGGATATCACGAAGAAAACATCAACCCCAATAAACCCGCCTGATACACCCAAGTCGAAATGGAACAGAAGTACGAGGATGACGGCAATAGCCCGAAGGCCGTCGATGTCAGGTCTATAGGCAGTGTTTTTGCTGTGCATGAGTTCCTACTCTTCGGAAATCCATGGAGGGAGTGAAAGCCGGGCGGATTGTACAGACGAATTCGTTTTTTTGTAGGGAGAAAAGTTATGACCGCAACCGAGAACGAACGCGACATTCTTGCCCGCACGCTATGGGGCGAGGCTCGCGGCGAAAGCCTGGCCGGCCAGATCGCCGTGGCCTGGACCATCCGCAACCGGGTATACGACGGAAAGGCCAAGTCGTGGTGGGGCGAAGGCTATGCTGGCGTGTGCCAGAAGCCGTATCAATTCAGCTGCTGGAACAAGAACGATCCGAACTACGCTTACCTGATCGGTGTGAAGCCGATCCCATTCCGTGAGTATGCTCAAGCGCAGATTGCCGCTGACCAGGTGCTGGCCGGCAAGACTACAGATCCCACCGGAGGCGCGACCCACTACTACGCGACGACCATGCCGAGGCCGCCGGTTTGGGCGAAGGGTGCCAAGCAGACGCTGAAGCTGGGCCATCACGTCTTCTTCAAGGATGTGCCGTAATTTGTGCTGGCCTGGTGCAATTCTTGTCTGTAGTGTCAAGTTACCCCATGATCTGAGACCACTAAACTGACTGACATCTGCATATGGACAAGCAACTGGCATGGCTTCCATTCCTGATGGTAACCATCTGGATTTCTGTAGTTGTACTGGTGATGTATTGGATGGCGAACTAGAGGACGCTGCCGTGGAGCACGTAGAGCTGAGCCAAAAGATCGAGCGCGAAGCCGACAAGCTTCTTGCTCAGATCGCCCGGGCAGATTCGATGATGGTTGCGGCAAAGGCGGGCGCCCGGGCTGAGGGCTTTGTACTGGGCCTGGAATCGGCCGGCGCGCTGAACGATTCGACCATTGATAAACTCTACGTCATCTTCGATGTTGCCACTGAAGAGCGGCTGAAATCACTGGCGCAGCCTTAATCAGGTCACTCTGGCGTCATGAGGACCGCGAGCGTCAGCTTGATGAATTCCTCATTCTTGTCGATGGTGTCCAGGGCACCGCGCACATTGTCGGCGACGTCGGCTGAGCCTCTGGCCTCTACCCAGTTCGAAAGCTCCAGAATGGCAGCCTCAAGTGCGAGCTGGTTTTCGTTGATTTTGAAAAGCAGGGACGGGAGCAGGTCTGAATTCGGCAA